CTATCGAATTAGATATTGCGACTTCACGATATGTGTACCGAGTTAAACGGAGATGGCAAAAGATAACTTTATTCTTGCGTATTATCAGCAAATTAAAGACGGGTCTGTAACGGTTGGGCGTTGGGTGCGGCTTGTTTATGAGCATTTGGTTGACGGGATGGAGAAAGGAACGTTCCTGTTCGACCAGAAGAAGGCCAATGCCGCCGTGGACTGGATAGAAGCGCATTGTTTCCACACGGAAGGGCCGCTTGCACCGGGGCCGCTGAAACTGGCCTTGTGGCAAAAGGCGTTCGTGTCTGCCATCTTCGGCATTGTGGACGCAGACGGGAAACGGCAGTTCCGGGAGGTGCTTCTTGTCATCGGACGAAAGAACGGCAAGTCACTTCTTGCCGCCGCCATTGCCAAATACATCTGGTGGGTAGATGGTGGATACGGTGCAAGGGTTTACACCTTGGCCCCGAAGCTTGACCAAGCCGAAATCATCTATTCCGACATTTGGCAAATGGTACTTCTTGACCCGGAATGGAAGAAGCGCAAGGAACGCTTGGAACAGGCGAAGAAGCGCAAAGAATACGGGGATGACCCGGAACTTGCCCGTCACAGGATGACCGACCTTTACCTTCCCGTGAACAACGGCACGGTCAAAAAGATTGCCTTCTCCGCAAAGAAGTCGGACGGGTTCAACCCGTCAATCACCATCTGTGACGAGGTTGCTTCTTGGGAAGGGCAAAAGGGGCTTCGACAGTACGAAGTCATGAAGTCGGGCATGGGGGCAAGGCCCGAAGGAATCCTTCTTTCGTGTACGACTTCGGGATATGTCAACGATTCCATATATGACGAACTGGTAAAGAGGGCAACACGGTTTCTTCTTGGTGATTCCAAGGAGAAGCGGCTGTTGCCTTTTTTATACATGATTGATGACATCGACAAGTGGGCCGACATCAACGAGTTACGGAAAAGCAATCCGAACCTTGGCGTTTCCGTTCCCGTTGATTACCTACTGGAAGAAATCGCAGTTGCGGAGGGTTCGCTTTCCAAGAAGGCCGAGTTCATCACAAAGTACGCCTGTTTAAAGCAGAACGCTTCGACCGCTTGGCTCCCGGCACAGATTGTTGAACGTGCGTCCGGGGAACACATAGACCTTGACGAACTGCGTGATTCTTACGCAGTTGTTGGAATCGACCTTTCGCAGACTACGGACTTGACTTGCGCTTGCGTTGTGGTGGAGAAGAACGGAGAGTTGTTTGTTGTTGCCCGGTTCTTCATGCCGTCCGAAAAGATTGACGAGGCCACGGCAAGAGATGGAGTGCCTTACAACATCTATGTCCAACGGGGATTGTTGCAGTTGAGCGGTGACAACTTCGTTGACTATCACGATGTTTTTGCGTGGTGCGCTGAACTTGTCGAACGGTATCAAATCCTTCCCTTGCGTGTGGGGTATGACCGATACTCCGCACAATACTTGGTTCAAGACCTTGAAGGGTACGGGTTCGTTTGTGACGATGTTTTCCAAGGGGAAAACCTTCACCCCGTCCTCATGGAGTGCCAAGGACTTTTGGAAGACGGGAAGTTGCACATCGGTGACAACGACCTTCTTAAAATGCACCTTCTGAACAGCGCAATAAAGATGTCCGTTGAACGGGGCCGGGGGAAACTGGTGAAGGTTTCTCCGGGGGTACACATTGACGGCACAGCGGCCTTGATTGATGCGCTTTGCGTCCGTCAAAAGTGGTACTCCGAAATAGGCGAACAGTTGAAAAATTGAGGTGAAACAATGGGAGTTTTCGATTGGCTGTTCAAAAACAAGCCAAAACCCCGTGGGGAGTATGAAGGCGTTTTCCGAATGCTGAACGGGTACGTTCCGCACTTCACTTCCTTCTCCGGGGGAATGTACGAATCCGAACTTGTGCGGTCGGCAATCAACGCCATTGCAACGCACATTTCAAAACTTGATGTAACCACACAAGGAGCGGCGAAACCCGCCTTGCAGAACAAGCTACGCCACGGGCCGAACGAATTTCAAACGTGGTCACAGTTCCTTGCACGGGCGGCAACGATGTTCTATTGCAACAACACCGTCTTTATCACGCCTGTTTGGGACGATTACGGGCAGATTTCCGGGGTCTATACACCTCTTCCCTACAAGTGCGAAGTTGTCCAGTTCAACGGCAAGCCCTTCCTCCGTTACACGTTCGGTTGGGGTGAAGTGGCGGCGGTCGAACTGGAATACTGCGGGATAATGACCCGGATGCAGTACCGTTCCGACTTCTTCGGGGAATCTAACCGGGCATTGTTCCCCACAATGGACTTGATTCACATTCAGAACCAAGGCATTGAAGAAGGCGTAAAGTCTGCCGCAACGTATAGGTTCATGGCGAAGACGAAAAACTTCACCAAGACCGAAGACCTTGCCAACGAAAGAAAGCGTTTCACAGCCGCCAACCTTTCCCGTGATGCGGAGGGTGGCGGTCTTTTGCTGTTTCCGAACACATACGATGACATCAAGCAGATTGATGTCAAACCGTGGGTCGTGGACGCTGACCAGATGCAGATTATCAAGGACAATGTCTTTGAATACTTCGGCGTTTCGGAGGACATTCTGCAAAACAAGTTCAGTTCGGAAACGTGGGCGGCGTTCTATGAGGGTTGTGTGGAACCCTTCGCCTTGCAGTTTTCGGAAGTCGTGACGAAGATGATTTTTACCTTCCGGGAACAGTCCGAGGGTAACTTGGTCATGGCAACAAGTAACCGCTTGCAGTACATGAGCAACGCCGACAAGCTGAACGTTTCCGCACAGATGGCAGACCGGGGATTGATGACAAGAAACGAAATTCGGCAGATTTGGAACTTGCCGCCGCTCCCGGAACCCTACGGGTCGCAGTTGCCCGTCCGGGGTGAATACTACACAGTAGGAGAGAACAACAATGATTCCGAAAACAGTACAGATGAAACTTGACGAAGGGCGGCAGTACCGGGATGTTCGGAACATCGGCATTGAAACCCGTGCCGAGGGTGACACCGAGAAGATTGTCACCGGGTACGCCACGACCTTCAACGAACCCTATGAACTGTACCGTTCCACATGGGACGGGTACACCTACATCGTTCTGGAACAAGTAGACCCCAACGCCTTCGATGATACGGATATGTCCGATGTCATCATGCAGTATAACCACGAGGGCCGGGTGTTTGCCAGAACGAACAACGGAACCCTTGAACTTGACCCGGACGAACACGGTTTGCACATCCGGGCCAATCTGGGCGGCACGGAAATCGGCAGACAGCTTTACGAGGAAATCGAAGGCGGTTACACCGACAAGATGTCGTTCGGGTTCCGTGTTGGCAAGGACAAGAGAGAAGAAACCGAAGAACGTGACGAAGAAAACGGAACCGTCACGGTCACGGTTCTCCGAACCATCCTTACCATTTTCAAATTGTACGATGTAAGTGCCGTTTCGATTCCCGTCAATGACGGCACTTCCATTTCTTCCCGGAACTTTGCCGAAGGAGTTATTGACGAAGTTCGCAAGGAGATTGCCGAACGGGAAAAGCGCAACAGACAGAAGCAGAAAATCAGAATCCTTACGGAGGTACTTTGACATGGATTTTACCACCATGACCATTGAGGAACTGATGGAACGCCGCACCGCCATCGGCACGGAGATTGATTCCCCGGACGCTGACCTTGACGCTCTGGAGGCCGAAGCCCGTTCCATCAATGAGGAAATCGAGGCCCGGAAACAGGCCGAAACCAAGCGGGTTGAAATCCGCAACGCTGTTGCCCACGGTGAGGGCAAAGTCACCGAAAACTTTGAACACATCGAGGAGAGAAAGACTATGACCATTGCCGAACTGCGTTCCAACGCCGATTACATCAACGCTTACGCCAACTTCGTGAAGACCGGGGATGACACCGAGTGCCGAACCCTGTATTCCGACAACGTGGGCAACCCTCTGACTGGCTCCGTGCCTGTCCCCACCTTTGTTGAGGGCATCGTTGCCGATGCTCTGCGGGAAAGCCGCATCATGTCCCGTGTTCGCCGTGCCGCCGCCCGTGGCAACGTGAAGATTGGGTTTGAACTGTCTGCCCCCATTGCCACCGTTCACGCCGAGGGTGGTGACCCCCAGACCGAGGAGGCCCTTGCTCTGGGCATCGTTGAACTGATTCCCCAGACGCTGAAAAAGTGGGTGTCCATCTCTGACGAGGCCCTTGACAGCATGAGCGGCGAGGAGTACCTGCGGTACATCTATTCCGAGATTGCCCGGAAGATTGTGAAGGCCGAGGAGAAGATGGTTGTTGACGCAATTCTGAACGCCCCTCAGACCGCCACCGCTACCGCCCCCGCCGTTGCGAAGCTGACCATCACCGCCAAGGGTGCCGCCGACTTCATCAACGCCCGTGCGCTTCTGACCTCCGAGGCCGATGACCTTGTTATCATCATGACCCCGGCTGACTACGCCGCTTACAAGGCCCTTGCTCTGGGCGGTTCCTTCGCCTTCGACCCCTTCGAGGGTATCGAGGTTCTGTTCTCCGACTACGCCACTTCCCCGATTATCGGTGACCTGTCTGGCGTGATGGCGAACTACCCCAACGGTGATGCCGTGCAGTTCAAGTACGATGACCGCACCCTCATGACCTCCGACCTTGTCCGGGTTCTGGGCCGCAAGCCCGTTGCCATCGGCGTTGTGGGCAATAACTACTTCGCCAAGATTAGCACCTAATCATGAAGGTGCGTCTTCTCAAAGACACAAGAATTACAATGAAGGCGGGGGAAATCGTAGAGGTTTCCCCCACCGTTTATGCGTTTCTTGTGTCCGTGGGTTCTGCTGAACCCGTAAAAGAAACCAAAAAGAAAAAGGTGTGACACATGGCAGACGCAACGACCCTTGCGGCGGCAAAAATGGCCCTTCGGGTCACTACGACCGCATTTGACGACGAAATCAGTTCCCTTATTGATGCGGCACTCCTTGACTTGGGCGTTGCGGGTGTGACCAACGATGACACCACAAACGCACTTGTCCTCCGGGCGGTCTGCACCTATTGCAAATTGCATTTCGGGGAACCCGATGAATACGACCGTTTGAAAGCGTCTTATGACGAACAAAAAGCCCAAATGGGCATGGCAACGGGGTTCACGACATGGACAGAAGCGACATCATAAACCTTTATTCCGAAACCATCACACGGGATGCGTTCGGCGTATCGCAGAGGACTACAAACAAGCGGGAAGTTTTCTGCAAGGTTGATTCGGTAACACGGGCAGAGTTCTTTGATGCGGGAAGACAAGGACTTAACCCGGAATACAGAATCACGATGTTCGCCGGGGACTACAACGGGGAGGCCGTTGTGGGCTATAAGGGGAGAACTTATAGTGTGTACCGCACTTACCTTGCCAAGACGGACATTATTGAACTGTACGTTGAGCGAAAGGGTGGAACCAATGGCCCAGAAAGTAGCGGCTGACGCACTTGAAGCGGCTATTCAGAAGGTCTTGAAAAAATACGGGGATGACTTGACCGACAACGTGAAACTGCTTGCCCGTGACTTTGCAAAACAGGGTGCAAAGGCAATTTCGCAATCCGCATCCGGGCTTTTCCGGGATACCGGGGCCGGGTACGCCGCCGGGTGGACTACACGTTACGAAACCACACGATACTCCGCACAGGGGACAATTTACAACCAAAGTGTCCCCGGCCTTCCCCACCTTCTGGAAAACCCCCACGCAAAGCGTAACGGCGGCAGAACATCGGGAAACAAACACATTGCCCCGGTTGAAGAACAACTGGTTAAGGAATACGAACAGGCGGTGAAAAAAGCAATATGACATTCAGAGAAGTTGCCGATATGTTGACGGACTTCCAGACGGAAAACGGTGTGCCGTTTGCATACCTTATGTTCCCGGAGAATGACCCGGACAACCCCGCACCGCCTCCCCCGTTCATCTGCTACTACTACACCGGGGACAACGACTTCCTTGCGGACAACATGAATTATTTCCCCATCCGTTCCCTTTCCGTTGAACTCTACACCGACAACAAGGACTTTGCCCTTGAAACCGCCGTTGAAAGTATGTTGACTTCCAACGGCTTTGTTTATTCAAAGACCGAGGAATACATTTCGTCCGAACGAATGTATATGGTCACATATCAAATGGAGGTTTTAATCAATGGCTGACACCAATAAGATTCGTTACGGAATCAAAGGTTGCTACTACGCCGTTGCCACGATTGCGGCTGACGGCTCCGCAACGTATAGCACCCCGGTTGCCCTTCCGGGTGCTGTTAGCATTTCCCTTGACGCACAGGGCGAAACGACCCCGTTCTATGCTGACAACATCGTTTATTATACGAGCGTTGCCAACAACGGGTATGAGGGTGACCTTGAACTTGCCAAGGTTCCCGATTCCTTCCTTACCGACTGTCTGGGCTACGTTGCCGATGAAAACAGCGTTCTGGTTGAGGATGCCAACGCCACCCCGGTTCACTTTGCCCTTCTGTTCCAGTTTGAGGGGGATGTGAACGCCAAGCGTCACGTTCTTTATAACTGCGTTGCCACCCGGCCCACCATCAGCGGCAACACCAAGGCCGAAAACGTGGAACCCGAAACCGAGAGCATCACCATCACCGCCACCACGGTTTACAACTCCGCTCTTGAAACGGATGTTGTCAAAGCCAGTTGCACCGAGGCCGAAGCTACGCAGTACGCCGCTTGGAATACTGCGGTGTACCAGTCCACCTAAACACGTTGACAAGGAGGCACTATGTACAACGTTGTGAAAATCGGGGACAAAGATGTTCCCATGCTGTCGATGGCATCCGTTGATGTCTACTATCGTCATATCTTCCACAAGGACGCAATCAAGATGCAGTCCCAAGGGATGGAGGAAGGCGAACTTATAAACTTCATGTGTGAGATGGGTTTTGTGTTGGCAATGTTTGCCGAAAAGAAAGACCGAAAGGAAATGCTCAAGCTGAACGAGGACAATTACCTTGAATGGCTTGACCAGTTCGGACGGACGGCCTACTTGAACGCCCTTGTTGACATCCGCAAGACCTATGAGGAGCAGAGTTTGACATCTGCTGACGCAAAAAAAAACAACGCCGAACCGAGCGGCGAATGACTACGGGACTGTTCCTTCTCCGAACCTTCCAAATGGGTCTTACATTGGACGATTTGGACGGTTTGGAGATGGGAACGGTTTACGACATGATGACGGAATCCTCCAATGATGACTGCGATTACAAAATTGTTGCCACACAGGAGGATTTTGACCGTTTTTAATGGGTGATTAAATGGCAAGGATTTCTGGCATTACAATCGAAATCGGCGGTGATACGACAAACCTTCAAAAGTCATTGAAGGGTGTTGATTCGCAACTCCGCACCACACAAAACAACCTTAAAGATGTAAACAAGCTGTTGAAGCTTGACCCCGGCAATGTTGAACTCCTGCGACAGAAACAGGCCGACTTGGAGAAGTCCATTGCCTTGACGAAAGACCGTCTTGAACAGTTGAAGGCGGTAAACAAGGATTCCGTAACCCCGGAACAATGGGATGCCATTCAACGGGAAATCGTTGCAACGGAACAGTCCTTGAAGGGACTGGAACAGCAGTACCGGGAGTTCGGTTCCGTTGCGTCACAGCAGATTAAAGCGGTTGGACAGTCCTTGCAAGATGCCGGGGGAAAGGTTGAAGCGTTCGGAAAGAAACTAACTCCCGTTTCCGGGGCGGCGGCGGCAATCGGCGGTTCCCTTCTGAAAATGGGATATGATGCCGTCACCAATGCCGACAACCTTAATACCCTTGCAAAGCAAACTGGCCTGTCCACGGACGAACTGCAAAAGATGCAGTACGCCGCAGACCTTGTTGATGTTTCCGTGGATGACATCACCGGGGCGTTGCAGAGACTGAAACCAAAGATTACAGAGGACAACGAAGCACTTGCGGCCCTTGGCGTATCGACTGCGGATGCCAACGGCAACCTCCGGGACGCAAACGATGTGTTTTATGACACGTTGGACGCACTTTCCAAGGTTACCAACGAAACTGAACGTGACCAGTTGGCAATGGAGTTGTTCGGCAAGGGTGCGGATTCCCTTGCGGGAATCATTGACGATGGCGGTGCGGCCCTCCGTGAGTACGGACAGCAAGCAGAAGACCTTGGCTTGATTCTGGACGGGGAAACCATTGATTCCCTCAACGCAACCAATGATGTTATTGACCAGTTGAAGGGCAACCTTGCCGGGACAATGGCACAGATTGGGGCAGATGTCGGTTCCGTCCTTGCTCCCGTTCTGGAAAAGGGTGCGTCCCTCATTGGCGAAATCACCGAGCGTTTGAGGGCGTTGACCCCGGAACAGACGGAAACAATCTTGAAAATCGTTGGCGTTGTGGCGGCTTTGGCTCCCGTCATCACCATCGGGGGAAAGCTGATTTCCGGGTTGGGTTCCATCATTTCCGTTATCGGCACGGTTGTCGGTGTGCTTGGTGGGCCGCTGACAATCGCAATCGGGGCAATTATCGCAATCGGCGTTCTTCTTTACAAGAATTGGGACACCGTAACGGCAACGGCAATCAGATTGAAAGACGGCCTTGTGCAAGCATGGGACAACATCAAATCGAAGGTTAGCGGGGCAATTGATGCCGTAAAGGGCAAGATTGACACCCTTAAACAGAAGTTTGAAGACCTCAAAACCAAGGTCGGCAACATCTGGCAAGCAATCAAGAACTTCTTCACCGGTGGCATTTCGTTCCCACATATCCCCTTGCCGCATTTCTCAATCAGTCCTCCGGGGTGGCAAGTTGCAGACCTTTTCCGGGGGTCGATTCCTAAGCTTGGGATTCAATGGTACAAATCGGCGTATGACAACCCGGTCATGTTCACTTCTCCGACAGTCCTTGCAACCCCCAACGGATACAAGGGGTTCGGTGACGGACACGGGGCCGAGATCGTTATGGGCCTTGATAAACTGCGGGAGGTTGTGGGTGCTTCTGGTGGCGTTACAATCAACGTTTATGCCTCTCCCGGTATGGATGTCAACCAACTTGCCGACAAGATTCAAGACCGCTACGTTGCGTTGTCGAGGCAGAGGGGGCTAATTAATGCGTAACAAGTTATATGTGGACGGGGTTGACCTTTCCACTTTCGGCGTTTACATCTCCGGGGCCGGGACTTATTCAGCCCCGGAGAAAGAATACAACTGGTACGATGTTCCCGCCCGGAACGGTGCTGTTCTGGGGTATGAGCGGCGGTTGTCCAATATCCGTGTGACATATCGTTGTGGCATCTACACAAACTTTGAACAGAACATTTCCAACCTTCGGAACTTCCTTCTTTCCCGTAACGGCCTTGTTCGCATCTCCGACACCTACCACCCAGACGAGTTCAGACAGGGCGTATATGCGGGGCCGTTTGAGCCTACAATTACACGAAAACTCGATGCGGGGCAGTTTGACCTTAGTTTTGACTGTCAGCCGCAAAGGTGGTTGACCTCTGGGGAGGAAACCATAACGAAAACGGGGAGCGGGATAAGTACCATAAAAAATCCGACCCTATTTACTGCAAAGCCGCTCTTGTTTATCCGGGGTTACGGAATGATACAGATTAACAATACACTTGTTTCTCTTGCCGAATACGCCGGGGACATCATGTATATCGACTGCGAAACAATGAATTGTTGGAATGGTCTTGGGACGCAAACGCAATATGTAAGTTTTTCAGAGGACGCTGTAACAGGCGTTGATGCCCCCGTTTTTTCTCCGGGGAACAACAGCATTACCATTCTCACACCGTCAACAATAACGAATGTCATCATAACGCCCCGTTGGTGGGAGGTATAAAGAATGTATCCAACGCTATTTCCGTCTGACAACATAACGGCAAGCCTTGGCCTTGGAAAATTGACCGAAACGCTTTCTTGCATCGTTTCCGAGGAAGTCAACGGAGATTATTCGTTAGAGCTTCGTTACCCAATCAAGGGCGAACATTATGAGGCGTTGCTTAACGGTGGAACAATCCAAGTCATATCCCCAACCTATGTAGCCGGGAACGCAACACCACGAATGAGCCGTCAATGGTTTGACATTTACAAGCACAGCATACCGATTGACGGCGTTGTTACCTTTTATGCGAACCATGTAAGCCGCCGATTGACAATGGGGGTTTTCCACGGGACGCAAGTTGACGGAAACCACATAGCGTATGTGTGGGGTACGGACGCATCACCAAGCGCACCGTATAACGGCATGGATTTTCGCCTTTTTACTCATACCCCGGCAAGCGGTCATGTCATGGACGAACCAGACACAAAAAGCCCGTTGGCGGTGTTAATAGGTGCGGAAAATAGCCTTGTGTCAAACTATGGTGGCGAATTTGCCTTCAACTGTGACCCGAACATTGTTATGCGTTGCAATGTTTATTATATAGACCGCCGAGGGGCAAACCGAGGGGTTGAGATTCGCCACGGGTTCAATCTTACCGATTTAGAGAAAACAAAAGACTACTCCGGGACATATAACGCCGTTGTTCCATATTGGGAAGATTCTGAAGGTAACCGGGTCTTTGCAAATGGTTTCCTTGTCCAGTCTGACCCGCCGCAAACGCCCATCCGTGCCGTTCCGCTGAATTGTTCCTCTTGGTACGATACGCAACCGACTTCCGAACAGTTGATTTCAACAGCACAAAACCACCTTGCCAACCATACCCCTTGGGTTGAGGCTGAAACGCTAACCGTTGACTTTATCAACGGTGCTGAAATTGGCCCGCATGGTGCAGATATTGCCCTTGGTGACACGGTACACGTTTACTGGCAAGACGGGCGGGTTGACGCTCTGCTTCGTGTCATGTCTTACAAGTACGATGTTCTTGCGGAACGGTATTCCGAGTTGAAACTTGGAACACAGCAAACGCAGTTTGTGGCAGTTACTGGTGCGGAAAGCTATTCCGGGGCAACTGGTGGCGGCAGTTCTGGCGGCGGTTTGCCTTCTGGTGGTACACAGGGGGATTTGCTGACCAAAAACTCAGACGCTGACGGGGATGCCGTGTGGAAGGGCTTTTCCGTAGTCAACGAAACCGTGGCGGTGCCAAATGGCAACGCCATTGAAAAAACCTTTACAGTTGTTGGCAACGGCATCGTTTGGGCTACTTGCTCCATTGAGGCGGCGGCGGGGTCGAGTGACTACGGTTCGGCAATTTCCGAGGTTTACCTCAACGGAACAAAAATGAGCGTCGGGATTTGCCGCACTAACAACGCAAACACGCAAGCCATCGCATCGTGTGCAACCGCCGCCCTCCCTGTCGTTGATGGGGACAAAATCAGGCTTTACAATATGTGTACAAAAGCCGGGACACGAAAACTCTACCGAAATCTGCTTTGCTTCGGGTGTACTGTGACGTAAAAGGGGAGGTTTTGAGGTGCTCAACGTTATCGACATATCCGGGTGGCAAAAGGGCTTGAACCTTGCCACCCTTTTTGACAAAAACCCCGCCTTGGGCGGTGTTATCATCAAGGCCACCGGGGGAACGTGCATCTATCAGAAAGACACGTTTGAACCGTGGGCGAACTGGTGCATTGAACACAATGTGCCGTGGGGTTTCTACCATTTCCTTGATGATGATTTGAAAAACAGTAGTGGGCAAGCCGAAGCAGAGTTTTTTGTTAGCAAGTGCAAGACTTATTTTGGGCGGGGCATCCCTGTTGCGGATTTCGAAGCACAGGCGAAGACCCTTGGCGTGAAGTATCTGCAAGACTTCCTTGATACCACCTTTGCCTTGACCGGGGTGCGGCCTATGCTCTACTGTTCGCAAGGGTTGGCGAACAGGCCAGATATGCAGACCATAGCGAAAAACTATCCCCTTTGGGTGGCACAGTACGCCAATTATTCCCCTATGTACGCCTTTACGGAAAACCCGTGGGAGAAGGGGAGCGTGTGGCCTTGGTCGAAGGAAACCATGCGACAGTACACCAGTCAACTTTATTTGCCCGGGTGGAAAAGCCACCTTGACGCAAATATGTTTTACGGTGACCGGGCCGATTGGGACAAGCTTTGCGGCATCGAACCAGTTTTCCCGCCCCAGACGAAAACGCTTGACGAAGTGGCCCGTGAAGTCATAGACGGCAAATGGGGCAACGGTGCGAAACGAGTTGAAGCCCTTGAACAAGCGGGGTGGGATTATTCCTCAGTACAGAACCGGGTCAACGAGATTCTTAACGCCAAACCGAAGGAGACCGCCGAAACGGTGAACACCATTGCGAAAGAAGTGATTGCCGGGAAGTGGGGCAACGGCACGGTTCGCCGCATCCGTCTTCGCTTGGCGGGGTATGACCCGGACAAAGTACAAGCCGAAGTCAACCGCATCCTGTGGGGGAAGTGACATGGAAACGCTTTATGCCATCTTGGGGATGATTGCCTTTGCCGGGTTCATCATTCACCAATTCGCAACGGGCATCCCGCACCTTCCCTTTTTAATGTTTGCAATGTACTTTTCAATCCTTTACAAATTGGAGGGAAAGAAATGACCGACTTTTGGAAAGCGGCCCTTGTCCGGGCGTTGCGAACGTTCGCACAGACCGCCATTGCCACCATTGGAACAACCGCCGTCATGGAAGAAGTCAACTGGTTAATGGTTGGGTCTTCCTCTGTCCTTGCCGCCATCCTGTCAATCCTCAATTCGATTGCCACGGGCCTTCCCGAAGTTGACCTCAAGGGGAGGCATGAGGAATAATGCTCCCCGACTTTGAAATGATTGTTCACCAGTTCCCCCACGACATCAACATTATTCCCCTGTTTGATGTCCACTTGGGGGCGGCTGAACACATGGAAGAAGACTTTCAAAGGTTCGTCCAGATGGTGAAGGACGCACCGAACACTTACCTTGTCTTGGGCGGTGACCTTATCAACAACGCCACCCGGTCAAGCGTGTCGAACATCTTTGAAGAAAGATACAGACCTTCCGAACAAAAGAAAATCATGTCGAAACTGCTTGCCCCCGTCCGGGACAAGATTCTTTGCTCCGTTACCGGGAACCACGAACGCCGAAGCACGAAAGACGCAGACGATGACCCGGCATATGACATTATGGCGAAGCTTGACCTTGAGCATCTGCACCGGGAAAACATTGCCTTCGTGAAACTGTGCCTTGGCGAACAGGAGAACGACAACGGCAACCGCACAGCGGGGAAACAGCGACCCACATACACATTGGTCGTTACCCACGGAGCGGGTGGCGGCATCTACACCGGGACGGCGGTGCTTCGGGCTGAAAGATGGGGCTACGCCATCACGGGCATGGATGCCCTCATAGTGGGACACACACACAAACCGTTCACCACCCAACCGGGGCAAATCGTCATCGACCCCCGAAACAACAAAGTATCGGTCAAACCGTTCAAGGTCATTAGTGCCACAAGTTGGTTGGAATACGGAGGGTACGCCGCACAGAAGATGCTCCTTCCGTCTTCCCATTGTCTGCACGTTCTGACCCTCCGGGCCGATAAAAAAGAAATGGTGGTGACGATGTGATTACGCTTTCATGGCAATCCGTCATCACGGCGGCGGCTTTCGTTGCGGCGGTCGGTGCGTTGCTCAAATCCTACAACAAAGGGTATGATTTTATCAAACGGCAGAAGGCACAGGACAAAATCATTTCGGACATCCAAGAGGAACAAGCAATTCTTACATACGGCATTCTTGCTTGTTTGAAGGGCTTGCACGAACAGGGTGCTAACGGCCCCGTGACAGAGGCAATCAACAAGTTAGAGAAGCATTTGAACGAAAAAGCGCACGAATCCAAGACCTAAAAAGACCCCTTCCCATAACCGGGAGGGGGTCTTTTTTCATTTTCTTCAATAGGCCGTAGAAGGCCACAGAATGCGTTGTGAGCGACTTTTATTTGAGGTATATAACTACATTCCCCCACCTTCAAAACGCTACCACACGCAAAAACTTTAGTGTATTCGTGTAAAAGTGTAATCAAGCGCAAAACCTTCGAAAAACCGTTGATTATTGCAAATATACCTTACATTTCACCATTGAAACATATCGAAAATCAACACTTTTCAAAGGTTCGCATTTTTACAAAGCGCAAAATGTCATGTGAAATATAACCATTTGTATAAATCAAGGCGTGATTTTCGCCTTCCGGGTCAAGTTCGATGCGGTTCAACAACCTTGACCAGAAAGCCTTTTTTGCGGCCTCTGAAAGCCCTGTGTAGGCTTGTAGGAGCGTTTTGACCTCTGTTGCGTCAATGGGCTTGGGTGTGTTTTCGGCCTCCGTAATCTGCCCGGAAATGCGTTGGAACTCTTCGGCGTACTTTTCTTTGGTGATAAGGTCGGAAAGGTAAAGGTCTGTCAGCTTGTCCCGCTTGGCCTTCAACGCACCGATGTCCGGGGCTTTCTTCTGCTTCTGCTTGATTGTGAAGTTGTAGTTCTTCATGGTTGGGAGCAACCGGGAAAGGCAGTAATCTTCCAGTTTCTTTTCAGACACGGAGAACCCCTCGCATTGGTCAACAAGGTGCTTCGGACAACGATAATACTTGTATCCATGTGTGTACAGTCCCGCCATTTTTGCCCCGCATCGAGGACAGGACAAAAGCCCGGAAAAGAGATACACACGGTCGGTTCTTACCCTTCTTTGTGAGCGGGTCTGCCGTATTTGTTGTGCGAGGGAGAATGTTTCTTCATCCACCGCCCCGGCATCAACATAATTCCGATTTGACAGCAAGTACACCATGCCTTGCCGGGTAAAATTGTACTTCTTCGCCATCTCGACCGTGGAACGAGTGTTTATATAGTCGTTGAATATCTCCACGACCTTCTGTGCGTCCTCAGAAGGAACGTAGCGGCCTTTTTCGATTCGGATGCCCAAAGGGACGGAACCAGTCGCAACAAGCCCCTTGCGCTTTTTATCGGCAAACACGGCCTTGATTCTTTCACTTGTTCGGTCTGCTTCGTCCTGTGCCACGGCAAGCATGATGTTGACTTTCAACCGCCCCGCCGCCGTCTGCGTTTCGTAGTCTTCGTGTAAAGCCCTCCACGCTACGTTGTGAGCGTCCAAAATATCCTGTGCTTTATAATACTCCCGGATATTTCTTGTCCACCTATCAAGCTTACAGAACGCCACAAGGTCGATTTTCCCGGCCTCCACATCCCGGAGAAGGCGTTGCAGTTCCGGGCGTTTGGTAATCGGTTTCCGGGCCGATATACCAAGGTCAACATAGTGGTCAACTACGGTTTGCCCGACCGCCCAAGCGTCAAGGGCGGCAATTTGGGCATCAATGGAAAGCCCATGCAAAACTTGCTCCTCTGTACTGACACGGGCATATAGTGCCACACGCATTTTTGCTCCTTTTTAGCTTAATAAGCTACGCAGTCCATTTTATCGGTCTGCCCCTGTGGTATTCTCCAATCATGGAGGCGAAAGTTGTGAACCGTGATGAATTTAAGAATCTGCTTGACCATCTTGACGAAGACGGGCTTGAAATCGTTTATCGGCTAATACTGCTTGCAAAAGGGCAGACAGACGAACAAGTTCTTCCTCCGTCATCGCATCGTACATCTTGAGTATTTCTTCCCTTGACCGCCCTTCGGGGCGGTCTTTTTCTTTTCCCCGGACAAGAAGGTCAAGGGAGCAGTCCAGAGCATCCGCAATGGCACACAGGGTTTCTTTTCCGGGAAATCGGCTCCCGGATTCGTAAAGCGAAACCGTTCCTTCAGCAACGCCGATGATGTCAGCAACTTGCTTCTGCGACAATCCCTTTTCTTTTCGTAGTTTCTTCATCATTTCCATGCAAAACACCTCCGCTTTGTAGTATACGCATTACAAAATGAAAAGTAAAGAAAATTATCAAGAATTAACAGTTTAATTACAGATTGCAGAGAACCCTTGCAATTAGCATTTCTTAGCGTTAAGATACCATTGCAATTAGTTATGTAACCAATGCACTTTGAAAGGAGCAAGAACAATGGCGAACATGGAAAGCATGATGTTTCAAGTAGACATGACCTTCCGCAAGTACGGTGCAGACCGGGGCCTTGAGGAAAACGCACAGCAGATAATCCGTTGGCGTGAGGCCGGGGTCATCACCGAAAGCGAATACAAGGAACTCCGCAAGTACAACCGGGAAACCTATGCGGAACTTCCGCTTGACTGGTGACCCACACCGACCGGGGGCGGCTAATCCCCCGGCAGTTAACCCACCAACGGGCAGTCCGAAGTCTGCCGGGAAGAAGTGTGACGGGCTGAAAGGAGTGTTCAGTATGGGAAGAACCCTTATCCGTGTAGACCGAAACGGCACGAAGTATTTTGCAGACGATACTTGCCGCAGATGCGGCGGTGTCGGGGAACGTTCTGAATGGTATTACACAGGGCTTGTTTGCTTTGAGTGCGGCGGCACAGGACGGAGCAAACCCCGCATTGAAAAGGAATACACCCCGGAATATGCCGCCGTTCTGGAAGAACGCAGATTGAACCGGGAGGCCCGGAAACTTGGGTTCGAATCCGTTGAAGCTATGCGAAAGGCAGAGGAAGAAGAAACCGCACGGCGTGAAGCGGAACGCAAAGCCGAAGAAGAACGCAGGGAGGCAGAACGCAAAGCCGAAGAAGAACGGCAAGCGGCCCTTAAAGCCCGGAGCAACTACGTTGGCACGGTTGGCGAAAAGCTAACAACAACGGCAGTTTATGAGGGTTCCCCGTACTATGAACGGCGTGGGTTTGGCGGGTACGGAACGGAACGTGTTTACATTCACCGCTTTCGGGACGCAGACGGGAACCTTGTGATTTGGAAATCCTGTTGCGGTTTTCCAATTCTCAACGCCAACGAAGGCGAAACGTTCACGGTGACCGGGACGGTCAAAGAACACAGCGAATACAAGGGCGAAAAGCAGACCTTCATACTCCGGGCGAAGGTCAAACGCCCCACATGAAGGAGGTGATTAAATGCGAGAATGGCTGAAAACGTTACGAAAGGGGGCAAAGCTACGCCAGAAAGAAATGGCGGCGGCAATGGGAATCAGCGAACCCGCTTATTGCCTAATCGAACAGGGCAAGCGGGGCTTGACCGTTCAGAAGGTCATACAGATTGCCCAGACCACGCAGACCGACCCCGTGACGGTCTTGCAGATGGAAACCGATTACTTATCATCGAAGCACTAAAAACCGCCCTTGCGGTTGACGGAAAGGAGTTAGCCCTATGAAATCCCCTTGCATGGATTGCCCCTATCGCAAACTTACTTGCCACGACCAATGCCCGGAGTACACTGAGTACCATGACACCCTTGTTGCCGCCCGTGAAGCACTCAGAACGGCAGACAAGGCCCTTGACCTTCTGCTTGGCAACTTCCGGGAGCGCAAAGCGAAATGGGAGCGCAAGCACAAATGACACCGTTGAAGGCCATTCGGCAGAACTGCCTTGACTGCATGAACGGCAACGCCAATGAGGTGAAGCTTTGCCCCTCCGTCAAGTGTCCCCTGTTCCCGTTCCGATTCGGGAAGAACCCAAACATTAAGGGCGGCACGTTCACAGAGGAGCAGAAGGCCAAAAACGCAGAACGCTTGAAGTTGTGGCGAAACGCCATTAAAAACGCCGAAGAAAAGCGTTGAACGTTCCGGGAGGGTAGTTATACCACCCAACAAAGAAACTCTCTGAACGTAACGAGAAAGTCCACACAAAACAGGCAAAGGAGGCCAAATTGAACCAAGAGGAGCAAGTTCTTGACTACATCGGCAAGCATGGGTCGATTACGCCGATGCAAGCATTCCGGGAATTGAACATAACCCGCCTTGCGGCGGTGGTTCATTCCATCAAACGCCACGGAACGCCGTTGGCAACCGTTATCCATTGGAACGGGCAAAAACACTATGCCGAATACAAAAAGCCGCTCCGGGGCGTAGGGAACCCCGAAACGGCAAGGAGCGAAGGTGCGACCCTTCCCTCCGAAAATAACACGAATTTTTTAGGAGGTCAACACATGAACGCAATTAAAACCGCAATTTCCCTTCTCCCCTTGATGAATGTCCTTTATGACGCAGATGTCATTGACATCATGCCGGGGTCGGAACCCTATGTGCATATCACCGCCGAAATGTTCCGCAAGCTGTTCCCGGATGTGGAACCCAACGACAAGAACCACCTTGTGACCTATCTGGACGGCGTGAAAATCCTTGCCGTGATTCTGGAGGGCTGACAATGGGACGGGGAAAAGACATCACGAACGAAACCCGTGACGCAATTCTCATGGCAAGCGTCATCTATCGGAAAACCCCTTCAAGGATTGCTGAAGAAAACGGCATTTCCACCGAAACCGCTTCCCGGACTATCTTGTGCTACGAACTGGTCAAGGCCGGGAAGTGGGACACACTTGCGGCAAAGTGCAATGCACGGATTCTGACCCCGGCGTATCTGACATGGGCAGAGAAGGCCACACAAACCAAGATTCCGCAAGATGTGTGGGACATCTGTTTTCCGAAGGAAAAAGTGGAGGAAACCCCGGAAACGCCCAAGGCCCCGGATACCGTTTTGGAGCAGTTGGTCAAGATTCACGCCGTTCTTGCGGCAATCGAGGCCGACCTTCCCCAGATTCTGACCGCCTTGACTTACCTTTCCAAGACCGTGAAAGAAACGGTAAACGCCAACGCCGACCCGGTTATGTCCATGTTGAAGGCCGCAAACGAAAACCTTGTGGGCATCAAGTGCAACACAAGGGCGTTGAGAAACACGGAGGGCAAATAATGGGATGGGGGGTACATGATTACCCCTCTCCCCCGGAAAACAAGGTGCCGCATTGCCCCATCTGTGGCGAAGAATGTGACACCTTGTTCCGGGACAAGGACGGGGAAGTGTTCGGTTGCGACAACTGCGTTGAACAGTTGGACGCATGGGATTTGATGTTTATGGAGGACGAATGAAACAGTATAGACTTTTACGCCCGGACGAAGTGGAGTGCCGGGTGAGCAGAGTGACGGAAAAGGGCGTTGTGCTTCTTTTGTACAAGACCGCCCGGACGGATGCCGACCTTCTGGACGAATCGGTCGGCCCGGAGAACTGGACGAACGACTTCAAGGTCATTGACGGGACGCTTTACGGAGGAATCGGCGTTGACTACGGTAACGGGTACATCTGGAAGTGGGATGCCGGGACGGAATCGAACACCGAAGCAGAGAAGGGCCGTGCGTCCGATGCCTTCAAACGTGCCGGGTTCAAGCACGGAATCGGAAGGGAACTGTATTCCGCACCGTTTGTGTTTATCCCTTCCGGGAAGTGCAACATCAACAACGGCAAATGCTACGACACATTTGATGTTGCCGACATCCAGTACAAGGACGAACGCATCAGTTACCTTGCAATCACGCTCAAGGGTTCCACGGTCTTTGAATGGGGCGAACCGAACACGGACGGCAAGACGCTCTGTGCGGACTGTGGACGGCCCATCTGGGACGGCAAGAAAAGGGACGGTTCCGTTTGGAAAGCGGCTGACATCGCAACCTACACTTCCGCAAAGTATGGAAAAGCCCTGTGCATCGACTGTGCGAAGAAGGCGGCGGGACGATGATTGACCCCATTACGGAAGTATGGCGGCGGTCGGAGATGCTTGAAAAGGCCCTTTCCGAATTTTCCAAACGTGGAATGGCCTACGCCGAAGCAGAACAGAATTACCGTGTGGCATTGGCACAGAAGATGCTCCTACTTCGTGACCAAGGTTTCCCCGCAACGCTTATCGGGGACTTGGCAAGGGGTGACAAGGAAGTTGCCCGGTTGAAGCTTGAACGGGACTGCTCCGAAGCGGTGTACGATTCCGCAAGGGAGGCAATTCTGGTGTTTAAAAAGCAGATTGATGTCCTCCGGGAACAGATTGACCGGGAATGGAGAAACGCATGAAGAACAAACGGACGAAGGCCCTTGCCATTTCCGAGGAAGTCAAGCAAAAGGTTTGGTGTCGTGATGCGGGGCGGTGCGTCTGGTGCGGTCGTAGGGGGCCGTATGTGTTCCCAGAAGCGCACTTCATCCCCCGAAGCAAGGGAGGGTTAGGCATCCCGGAAAACGTTCTGACGCTTTGCAGAACGTGCCACGACCGATATGACCACGGGGACAGGCGTGACCGGGAACTGATGAAAGACCGTTTCCGGGAGTATCTCAAGAAATGGCATCCCGATTGGGACGAATCAAAACTTTACTATCACAAGGAGGACTTTTGAATGAACATCACAATTATTTCCGGGCGGTTGTGTGCTGACCCGGAGTTGCGGCAGACCAACAGCAACAAGGCAATTTGCCTGTTCACCGTAGCTGTGGAGGACGGAAAGGACAAGGACGGCAACAAGAAAGCGCAGTTCGTCCCCTGTGTGGCATGGGACAAGACCGCCGAAACGATCTCCCGGTATTTCACCAAGGGAACGCCCATCACCTTGACCGGGCATCTGTCGGCCAGAACGTGGGAAAAGGACGGCCAGAAGCGTTACGCATGGGAGGTCTTCGTTGACCGCTTCGAGTTCGTCCCCGGCGTGAACACAAAGAAACAAGATGCCCCGCAAATCATCGACATTGACGATGATGCGGAACTGCCGTTCTGACTATGGCAGAAGGGAAACGGTATTTTTGGCTGAAACTGTACGATGACTTCTTCGGTTCGCTCCGAATCAAGAAACTTCGGAAGATGGCGGGTGGTGACACCTATGTCATTATTTACCTCAAAATGCAGTTGAAGGCCATGAAGACGGACGGGTTTATCCAGTTCCGGGGGGTGGAGGCCGACATCGTTGACGAACTGGCCCTTGACCTTGACGAAGAACCCGACAACGTGCGGGTAACCCTTGCCTATCTCCTTTCTTGCGGCTTGGCTGAAACAAGCGACAACGTGAACCTTTTCCTTCCCTATTCTGTTGCCAACACCGGGAGCGAAACCGCATCCGCACAGCGGGTGCGGGACTTCCGGGAACGCAAAGCGTTACAATGTAACACCGATGTAACGCAAGTGAAACAACTTGGTAACGTAGAGATAGAGAAAGAGAAAGAGATAGAGATAGATATAGAGAAGAGTAAGAAAAGACGTTTCACGCCGCCCACCCTTGAAGAAGTCAAAGCCTACTGTTCCGAACGTGGAAACCAAGTTGACGCAGAACGCTTCGTTGACTACTACACCGCCAACGGGTGGAAGGTCGGCAAGAACCCAATGAAGGACTGGAAAGCCGCTGTTCGGACATGGGAGCGGGATTCCAAAGCAAAACCGAAGTGCCATATGCCGGGAATCACCACGCCACAAGGCAACGATGACCTTGACCGCCTTGAAAGGATGATGTCGCATGGGTAAAACATCAAGGGAAAAAGGCAAGCGGGGCGAAAGGGAGGTTGCGGCCTTCCTTCGCTCCGAAGGATACGATGCACGAAGGGGCGTACAGTACCACGGAGGCCCGGAAAGCCCGGATGTGGTAGGACTTCCCGGAATCCACATCGAAGTCAAGAGGACGGAACGGTTTGACCTTTACGGGGCTTTGAGCCAGAGCAAAGGGGATGCCGGGACGGATATGCCGATTGTTGTGCATCGGAAAAACGAATGTGAGTGGGTGGTTGTTCAACCGCTCAAGGACTGGATTGAACTTTATAGGTCATGGGAGGCAGACCAATGAAGAAAAGCACAAAACTTTTGATAGCGTTTATCTTGGGACAGGCGGTGCAAGTCATCCTTCACGCCGTGTCCATGAACTTCTGGGAGAACCGCCGAATCCTGTTTTGCTGTGCGGCGGGGTTCCTTGTGGCGGTTGCCGTGTTCGCCGGGGTGTGCATCACCAAGGAAGAAAAACCGCTTTCTTATGAGGACTACGCCAATGGCAAGACCAACAATCTTCGTTGAATACGAAGGGAAGAAAATCACCATCACGGAACTTGCCCGGAAGTTTGGCCTTGACCCGATGACGGTAAATCACCGTTGGAGGAAAGGCAAAAGAAAGATTGAAGAATTGACAGCACCGCCACATTACACCGCCGCACAGTTGCACCCAGACGAACTTACGACATCACAAATCGAATGGTTGCGTGAAGTTGCGTTCGCATCGGAAGGACAAAAAGACCATTGGCGAATCATGTGCGAGTTGGCGGGGGTAAACAAGAAATACGCAAAGCAGATGGAAAGGATAATCAATGACTATCAAAGACAAAAGAATACAAGACCTACGCCGTGAAGTGGAAGGGCTGAAAGAGGAACTATCCCTTGCGGTGGAATGTTGCCGCCTGTGCCGACTGTGCAAGCATCTTCACGAAGACTGTTCCCCGACCGGGGCCGACTGTAAACCAGAGTGGAGGGGCTTGAATGGATGAAACATTGAAGGTAACAGACCGTTGGTGCTGTCACACCAGATGTCCACACGTTGGGGAAACGTACAGTTGCATTGACTGCAAAACGGAACACATGAAGGAAAGGGGGATTCCCGTTGAACGTGAAAGCGTGGTTGAACCGGGCGAGGAACATAGACCGGGAGATTGATTCCCTACTCCGGGCAAGGACAGAAGCACGGAACAAACTTCTTTCGGTGACATCAAGCTATGAGGCAATCGTTGTTTCCGGGACGAAAGACCCGCACAAGTTCGACCGCCTTACCGAACTGGAAACGGAGATAGACAACCAGATTGACAACCTTGTTTCCGTCAAGGCTGAAATACTCCGGGAAATCAACAAACTGGAAGATTGGCGTTACCGGGTTGTCCTGCGACTTCGGTATCTGGAAAGCAAGACATTTGAACAGATTGCCGTGGAAATCAATTATTCCTACAAGCAGACTTGCCGAATCCACGGACGGGCGTTGCTGAAAATCGAGGAGGCGTTGAAATGTTCTGGCATCTGTTGACCGTGTTCGCAATCGTGCTTGTGGCACGGGTGGCGTATGAAAGGAGGAAGTGATGGACGAAAAAAAAGCGGCAAACCGTGGTGATGATTCCCTTTGCACTAATTTCAGTTGCGAAGTTAGTGCGTTGCCCCGATGGATTCCCGTAACGGAGCGGTTGCCGAATGAAAATGACGATGTGCTTATCTATGGCGAATGGACGGGGGCAAGCGGCACTAAATACCGGGAAATCTGGTTGACAGACTTAAAGGGATTTCTGCACCAAGGATATAAGCCTATCGCATGGATGCCGATACCTACACCGCCAAAGGAGGAAACAGAATGAAAGGTTATAAGGTATTCAACCCGGACTTTACTTGTCGGGGGTTCAAATATGAGGTAGGAAAAACATACAAACACAATGGCCCCATATCCATTTGCCGTAGTGGTTTTCACTTTTGCCGCAACGTTGCCGACTGCTTCAATTACTACAGATTTGACCCAAAAAACAAGGTTGCGGAAATCGAGGCAACTGGACTTGTGGAGAGTGACGGTGACAAGAGCGTCACTAATGAAATCATAATTATCCGGGAAATCCCGTGGGAGGAAATGCTGACGCTTGCAAACACGGGGAAAGGTTGCACCGGGTTAAAAAACACCGGGGACTGTAACACCGGGGACTGGAACACCGGGGACTGTAACACCGGGGACTGTAACACCGGGGACTGTAACACCGGGGACAGGAACACCGGGTACAGGAACACCGGGAACAGGAACACCGGGGACTGTAACACCGGGTACAGGAACACCGGGAACTGGAACACCGGGGACTGGAACACCGGGAACAGGAACACCGGGAACTGGAACACCGGGGACAGGAACACCGGGTTTTTCTCGACTATCACGCCAAAGGCCACCCTGTTTGAAAAGCCAACCGATATGCCTTTTGACGAGATTAACGAGATTCCGGGGATTCAGATTCTTAATTGGAACTATGAAAACAACTGGTGGATTTGTAGCGACAACATGACGGAAGAAGAAAAGGCCGCACACCCCGAACATGAAACCCTTGGCGGTTATCTGAAATCCATTCCTTTCAAGGATGCCTGTGCGCTGATGTGGAAGAACTTGACAAATGATGAAAAGGAGAAAGTCAAGGCTATTCCAAACTTCGATTCCGATATTTTCTATCGGATTACCGGGATTAACGTGGAGGAAACAGAATGAGCGTATACATTAAGGGGTTTCCGCTCCCGAACAACTGCGGTGCTTGTCCGTTACGCTTGGCGTGGTGCAGGGAGCGCATATACATGGTGACAAGACCGGAGCGTTGCCCTCTCATCCCCGTCCCGGAGCATGGGAGACTGATTGATGAGGATGCGCTTATTGAAGACCTCGAACGGCAATGCAAAGAGGTATTCCGCATTGATGCAGTATCACCAGACGACTACTGGATTACTCGCAATGAGGCTTACAACGAAGCTCTGTGGAAATCATGGGTTGAGTCCTTCGGCGAATACTTGAAGACAAGGCCCACCATCATCCCGTCAGAGGAACACAGCCCGGTCTATGAGAGCCTAAAGCGTGGGTTGGAGCAGGCAATCAACGGCGAAACCCGTGAGGAGGAAACAGAATGAGCGAACTGAAAAACTGTGAGAATTGCAAACACAGGAAGATAAGAAAAATCCGAGGATACCCGTGCATGTGTTGCGAGTTGCTTAATCCGATTAGCTTTAATTTGAAATGGGAAGAAGAACCGCAGAAACAAGGAGAAAAGAAATGAGCGAAAGACAGGAACACAAACGCCGCTACAATCTCCGCTTGCAGTACATCGCAGAGTTTCAGAAGTGGCTCGACCGTGAACCGCACATGCTCCGTGTGTTCGCATGGCGGCGGTGGAAAATGGAACGGCCTGTGTGGGTGGAGGTAGACAATGGCTGAATACATCGACATTGATAAGGCAATCGTTGTTATTGACACGCGAGGCAGAGAAATAGAAACAACGGTACGACATATTTTCGACTTCAACAAAGGAGTATATGAGGCGGCTGATGTTGTTCCTGGTTCTGACTTCCGCGCTTGCCGAAACGAACTCTGCTTGCGGTGCGGACAGTACAAGACAAAACACCTTGGCTCTTGTGACGGGTGCAGATGGGAGAAGATATGAAGAACGTCCCATACTACACCCCGGAGATCTGTGACGGGCATTACTGCCAGATGGATTGCGAAGCACATTGCCCGTGGGCAGACGAAGCAATGGAATACCTAATGGAAATTGAGGACGAAGACGATGCCGAAAACGGATAACGGTTTCAAATCAAGAGATGACCCGCCGCAATTCATCCTGCGCTGCCTAACTTGCGAAAAACTGGAATGCAATAATTGTCTAAGGGAAGAAATAAAAAAGATCGGAGGATTTCGCAAACTTGGAAAAATTTGAGAACCAGGAACTGGCAGAGTTTCTTGAGGACACGGTACACAGTTTGTTCGACTTAAACCCTAATGCCGTAGCGGTTGTAGCTGTCAATGATGACGCCGGGATCGCCGGTACAAACTACCACAACTGCGGCGTGGAAGACAAGGGGCGTATGATGCACCACATCCTGGAGGACATCGTAATGGATATTGTTTTGTCCAACATCGAGATCATCCGCAATTTGCTTACGGAAGACGAAAATGACGAAGATGGAGGCGATGATGACGGAGATGAATGAAACGGTGGAGGGTAAGAAGATGACACCCCTCCGGGCGATCCGGGCAAAGTGCCTTGATTGCGTTCTTGGCTCTAGCAACGAGGTTTCTCTTTGTCCTATGGAAAGCAAGTGCGCCCTGTGGCCTTTCCGCTTCGGCAAGAATCCCAACGTGAAACTGTCGGACGAAGAACGGGAGAGGAGATCCCGGATAGCGAGGGAAAACCTGGTCTTTACCCAGCGCATCAAAGCGGACAAATTTCTGTCAACGGAGGACGAATGATGAACCCGCAGAAAGAACAGAACGAAAGGGCAAAGATGTCCTACTCCGAGCGGCTGGCGCACTATGAGTGGGAAAAGGCACAGCTGCCCCGGACGGCAAATGACTCGCAAACCTATGATGCCGCGCTTCGTGCGCTGGCAAAGAAATGGAGGATCTGATGGCAAGAAACACTTGCATCTTCTTTGAGTCCGACATCGCTCTTATTGAGCATGAGATGATGGAGGAAAATGACATCCTGGACTGGATGCCGGAACATCTTCAATGGTATCTCGCTGGTGTGCATGACATGGCGCAGCGGATCATCGAAAAAATCAGAGAAAAGGAGGAATTCTGATGGGGATCCCGGTTCTGGTGCTGGGGAAAAGTTCTTCTGGAAAGACATACTCCATCAAGGGGTTAAAGCCCGGCGAGGTTGGAATCTTCTCTGTGGAGAAAGGCCGTTTGCCGTTCAAGGGTGACTATAAGGTTAAGACCCGCGCCACATATAAGGACATCGGCAGCATCTTCAAAGATCCTAAACTGAAAAGGTATGTCATTGATGACAGTCAGTACCTTTTGGTCAACGAGCTGTTTGACCGGGCAAAAGAGGTTGGGTATCAGAAGTACACCGATATGGCAGTTTCTTTTCGCAACCTTATCCACAGCGTCAACTATCTGCTCCCGGACGATGTGATTGTGTACTTCCTGCACCACACGGAAACAGACCCTAACACGGGGGAAGTAAAGGCCAAGACCGTCGGCAAGATGATCGACCAGTACCTTACCTTGGAGGGGTGCTTTGACATCGTTCTTTTGGCAGAAACGGATAAGGACGGACACCACTTCGTTACGCAGAGTGATGGATACACAACGGCAAAGTCCCCGGATGGTATGTTCCCGCTAACAATTCCAAATGATTTGGGCGTTGTTGACGCAGCCATAAGGGAGTACTGGGGCATTGAATGATAAAAAGATTTGCCCACAATGCGGAGAAGTTAAGCAAATAACAGACTTCTACCGAAAAAGCAGGGTTTGCAAAAAATGTGCGGTAGCAAATAACAAGGTATATAGCGAAGCACATAAAGAGCAAATAAAAGAGTATAAGCGTCAGTATTACAAAGACAATATTGACCGAATTGTTGAGTACAGAAAAAGCCAAAACGCCAAGGCTAAAGAACGCGAACAGCAACGGCGAGAAAAACTCTTTTCCCTGTATGATGAAATCAAAACGCCTTGCGCCAAATGCGGCGAAAGCAGATTGTATGTTGTCGAGTTTCATCATATAGATCCAAGTGAAAAAGAACATACAATTTCGCAAATGCGAAACCTTGACTTGGTGAGGGAAGAAGCAAGAAAGTGCGTATGCCTTTGCGCTAATTGTCATGCAGAGTTTCACCATTTTTATGGAAAGCATCCTAAAGACCCTGTCGGATCTCTTAAAGATTATTTAGGGAGGCGTTTAATTGGCAAAACTTGATTCCGGCGTCAAGGATTACATCCGCACAAGGGCAACCGTGGAGATCTACTTCCCTGTTGACTGGCGTGGACAGGCAGACATCTCCTGCAATCAATGTTTCTTCTTTCGGCGCAACTATCAGACCTGTGGGCTGAATGGAGAAGTCTGCCAGTATCCGAATAAATATGTGGGGGACGGATGCCCCCTGGAACCAGTAGAGGACGGTGACGATAACGGACAAACTGATTCTTGATGTTACTTGCGGTGACAGGACAATTTGGTTTCAAAAGAACGAACCGCATACCGTCTACTGCGACAAACGCCGGGAAGAATGGGAGGGTGACTTTGGTAAAACGCTCCATGCTGATGGAAAACAGAGGCACAGGCATCTCGTTATAGACCCGGATGTGCAATGCGATTTTACAGATCTTCCATTCCCGGATGAATCGTTTTCGCTTGTGGTCTTTGACCCCCCACACGTTGAAAATCTTTCATCTTCCTCGTGGATTCGAAAAGAATATGGTTCCCTTGACGGCAACTGGAAACCGATGATCCGCAAGGGATTTGAGGAGTGTGTGCGGGTATTGAAACCTGGTGGGGTGCTTGTGTTCAAGTGGAGCGATATAAGCATAAGCACCCGCGAGATCATCAAAGTCATTGGGCAGGAACCGCTGTTTGGTCATCGCTCCGGGAAGAAGATGAACACACATTGGATGTGTTTTATGAAATTTGACAACAATAAAAATATGGAGGAATGTAAAGCATGAAACCTGTTGACAACTGGAGTAACATCGAGGCCACCGGCAACGAAGAGTACAAGCGGCTTGTCCCCGGCGGGTATGTCTGCCGCATCATGAAAGTGGAAGACCGCCCGGAAAAGAACTACCTGTACATGGAACTGGACATCAGCGAGGGCGAGTACATCAGCTACGCCGCCAACTGCATGGAGCGTAACGGCTTTTGGCCGCTTAAACTGTTCCGTTCCTACTCCGACAAGGCGGCGGGGATGTTCAAGGGCTTCATCCAGCAGATCGAGTCCACCAACCCCGGCTACAAGTGGGAATGGAAAGAGCAGACCCTTGTGGGGCGGGTCATCGGCGTGGTGCTGGGCGAGGAAGAGTACCGCAAGCAGGACGGCAGCATTGGAACCCGGCTGAATGTGGTGCGGACAAAGACTCCTGCCGACATCCGTGACGGCAACTTCAAAGTCCCGGAGAAAAAGACCCTCCCCGTGGAACAGCCGACCACCGGCTTTACGCCCATTGATGACTCCGATGCGGATCTTCCGTTCTGAGCATGATTCCTGTGATTGACACGGACACGGGGCAGAAAATAAAACTGCCCCCTGTCATATGCGAGGACACAAGACAGCAACCGGGTAAGCACGGGAATGTAAAAGCGTTCTGTGACCTTGTTGGAATACGCATTGTGCGTACGAAACTGACGGTTGGTGACTACACTCTCCCCACAAATCAATCAATATGCGTGGATACCAAGTACGGCTTGCAAGAGGTATACGGAAACCTTGTCCAAGACCATGAGAGATTTCGCCGGGAGTGTGTGCTGGCGCAGGAGTTAGGGATTCGCCTTGTTGTCCTCGTTGAACAAGGGGAGATCCGCAGACTGGATGAAGTCCATCTGTGGCAAAATCCGAGGTATGAGCGGTATATGTTCCTCAAAGATGCCCATAAGCGTGGGCGGTTTATGGGGACAAAACTGCCGCCAAAAGCCCCGCTCGACAGCGGACGCTTGCAGACCATGATGGAAACGATGGCAGATAAGTACGGCATCGAGTGGCGGTTCTGCTGCAAATCCGAAACGGGACTTAGGATATGCGAGATTTTGATGGGAGGCGCAGATGAATTATAAGGATTGCGTCATCATCTACAAGAGCGGCAAGGGACTTTCACTCCGGGCATCCAGGCTTACGGTTGTAAACGAGGACAAGGTATTCATCGTCTATGACGGATCTGATGTCATGGCAATCATTCCGTTTGACGAAATCAAGACCGTGCTGTTCTGTGATGTGGCAGATGCGGAGCAACTGTGTAATATTCTGATGGGAGGAAATGCCGATGGACATTGACAACAACTTTACATACCACGATCCGAAAGAAGATCAAACGGCGCGATACATCAGCATCCGGGAAAAGGGAAAATCGTTTGCCCAGTTAATCAACGAACTCTGCCCTCCGAGCCGCGAACGCAGTCTTGCCATGACAAAACTGGAAGAATGCGTCATGTGGGCGAATGCGAGTATTGCGAGGAATGAATGATACGATGGTCATTAACCGACTGGTGCAGAAGATTCTTGCACGATGGCGGCACAAGCGTTTCTGCAAACTTAACGGCTACTACTGCCCGGATTGCATCTACCACGATTTTGTATGGGACGGAATCAACTTTCGCGGCAACAGATGCCGATACCCGGCAGATAAGGGGTGACGAGAAATAAAACACTTTGGCGATATTACGAAGATCAGCGGATATGATGTCCCGGTTGTGGATGTCATCACGGGCGGTTCACCGTGCCAGGACCTCTCTGTGGCAGGAAAACGAGCTGGTCTTGCAGGAGAGAGATCCGGCCTGTTTATGGAACAAATGCGAATCGTAAGGGAGATGAGAGAGCGTGACAGAAGCCTTGGACGGACAGCTTGGGCTGTTCGACCTCGATACATGGTGTGGGAGAATGTCCCCGGCGCATTCAGCAGCGGAAACCCTAAAGGCTCCGACTTCGCCGCAGTCATCGAGGAAATCATCAAAGTCGCAGAGCCGGATGCCCGTGTGTGTGTGTGTGTACCAGACGGAGGATGGACAAAATCCGGGTGCTACTACGCTGAAGATGGTTCCTGGAGCATTGCTTGGAGAGTACACGATGCACAGTTTTGGGGAGTCCCCCAGAGAAGAAAACGCATCGCGCTTGTCGCAGATTTTGGAGGACTCACCGCTCCAGAAATACTCTTTGAGCGCAAGGGCTTGTCAAGGAATATTGAACCGGGCGAGTCGGCGGGGTAAGGAACTGCCGCCGGAACTGAAAGAAGCCCTTTTGCGGCAAGCCGCTGATGAGTTTGAATAACTGGGATGTCCAGAGCAAGCACATTCAGCCAAGAGATGGAATCGCAGAAGCCCTCTATGCAGGAGAATGCAGATTTGGCGGCGGGGAATCGTATGTATTCGATGACCGCTGCCGCAGAGCCTGTGGCAGAGAAAAACCAAAAGCGTATTAAAGCGGTGGCCGTGGATGTGTACAATCAGACGATTGACGGAGATATTGCTTGCGCCGTCACAGCAGCCGTGGGGGGAACAAACACAAGTGGAGCAAAAGTCCTGTGCGTGTACGCTCAAGATTAGGGGGGGTGCGACCGGGATTGTTACGGCAAGAAAGCCGGAAAGGGTGCGCTGATTCAATGGGAGAAGTCCGGGACGCTGGGCGTGAGCCAAGATCAGACATTATTTGTTTGGAGGGCAACGGATACAGACCGTCCCACAAGGGCGATGGATGGATAACGGGGGGGCGATGTACACGCTAAATTCAACGGAAGTACACGCCGTCTGCTACGGCATCAGCCCATATAACTCCAATGCTATGATGTCAGATAATCCGCACTCCGGCATCTATGTGGCAGAAACGGCGAGAACACTTGACTTGAACGGCGGTAACCCGTCCTGCAACCAGGGGGGGGGTGCTTGTACTTGAAAGAAAGTGCTATGCCGTTGATTGCAGAAACGGAACAATAAACGAATGTGTAAACGGAACATTACAAAGCAAAGAACAGGAGTACAATACGAACAGCAACAACGTTGTGTTGGTATCCTTGTCTTGAGCGACCAGGGGGGGCGCAAATGAACATAACAGTTGATAAGACAGCAACCCTCCGGGCGCAAGACCACGGGCATCCCCCGCTGATTTGCTTTGAGCCTCGTTCACAGGACGGCGTTCCGCGCATTGCCAACGGGGATATAAGCCCCACATTAAACACCATGAGGGGGGGGGCAACGGCAGCCGTGTGTTGCGACCTATGAAACTGTACAACAAAGCAAGGAATGACCAATGGGAGCTGTCGGATGTCTGTATGACCGTAACCGCTCGATACGGAACAGGGGGGGCAATGTGCCTATCGTTTTGGAATCCAATCAGAACCATGCAACGGCAAAAGAAACAGAGGTTTGCCCCTCTCTTCCGGCAAGCATGGGGCTTGGGGGGGCTATGTGCCGATGATAGTCATGCAACGTAGATTCTCAAACATCATAGTGCAAGATACGGAAATTGTCCCAACTATAGAAGCCGGGGGGGGGCGAGGGAGGAAACAATCTCCCAATGATTCTTTATGAAACAGATGACATTCAATCAGATCAGCCAGAGCGCAGTATACAGACAGGATGATGTATCTGTCAGTATCACTTGCTGTGGCGGCTCATACGGGGGGCAGCGAGGTGTTGGTAGTTTACGGCTTTGACAGCTACAACCAAGCAATCTTTGCTGAAACCTCGCAAACGCTTAAAGAACACGGGGGGGGCGATACATACCCCAAGGTGCTTGTAATGACTTATCAAACAGCAACAGGAACACTAAGCCCCGGAGCGCATCCGGGCAGCTACAACGGACAGGACGCATGGAACGATATGCTGGTGACAGATGAACGCAGTATGCATTGGCAACGGACAGCTTTGCCAAATTACAATGAAGCCAATAGCAAACAGCCTGGATTGTATGCACGATGCACAGGCAATGATCACATGGGGGGGGTGTAATGATACGATAGAACCTACAATGATGAGTGACCGCAAAGGTCACAACGGCATCACGGAGGACGGAACCGCAACCACACTTAACGCACAAGAAAAGGAACGCCCGGTCATCGGCACAAGCATCGTCCGCAGATTGACCCCGGACGAGTGCGCTTCACTCCAGGGATTTCCAAGAAACTGGTGCAATATCGGCGATTGGATGGACAGCAAAGGACGGCTGCACAAGGACGCTGATTCGCCCAAGTACAAAGCCTATGGGAACAGCATTGCCGTTGGATACGATAACAACCGCAGCGGCTTTTGGTGCTGGCTGGCAAGACGGATCTGCGCCCAGTATGAGCGGCAGATAACAATGGCAAGCCTGTTTGACGGCATAGGGGGATTCCCCTTGGCGTTCCAAGCCGCCGGAGCTGTTCCTGTGTGGGCATCAGAAATTGAGGAGTTTCCCATCGCCGTGACGAAGAAGCATTTCCCGGAGGAAGAAGATGCTGACAGATAAAGAAAAAATGGAACTGCTTAATCTCCGCAAAAAAGTAGTTAGGCAGCGGGATGAAATAGTCCGTCTGCAAGCGGTCATCAAAAGCCTAAAAGACGGCGGTGATGCCTACGGGACAAGGCGATCAGAAACCTAAATACACCCCATCACATCACACATCATTTTGCGCCGTACTCCGCAACTACTTCCCGGACATATCCATGCGTACTTGCCCACATGATGCGGTGCAGAGGAAGTACGGAGCCGGGTGCAAGGTGAGTGTGTATGTGTGCGCCAAATGTCGGTACGGGGTAAAGCATCCGCTGTTCAACGGAATACAATGCGGATATGAAACAAAGTAGGTGGGTCAAATCAATACCCCCCTACGCAAGTAAGGTGTTTTAATGGCAGATAGTTATAACGAAGCAAAAACGCAGTTTGACGCTTATGTGAGTGCCGCCGGGAACTGCATGATGCTTTCCAACGCTTTGCCGAGAGGGAGTCCACGGCAAATCGAGGCAGAGCATGACACACAGAGCATGATTGAGCAACTGTCGGTGCTAAACACGCGGTACGGTTTTGTGGCGGGGGACATCATCCCCATCGTGGTGCAGACCACACTTGCAGAAGACGGCAAGGGCAAAGTCATGCAGACCGCCGACAACATCCTAAAAATCATGCGGTTTGACCCAAAGTACCGCTGGATACGCTACAATCTCATGACCGACAATGCCGAAAATCAGACCGATGACAAAGACGGCAACCCGGTCATCAAGGCGTGGACGGATGCGGACGAGGCTGACAGCAGAATCTACATTGAACGTGAGTACGGCATCGCCAACCGGGACAAGCATTCAGATGCCATGCGGTTGCTGTTCCGGGAGAGGGAGTACAACCCCATCATCGACCTCATAGAGCCTGTCGCGTGGGACGGCGTTGAGCGGTGCGAACACTTCCTGCCACGGTGGGGCAAGACCGAAGATACGCCATACGCAAGGGAGGTATCCCGGCTCATCTTCGCTGGCGGGATTTGGCGGCTTTATCAGCCAGGATGCAAGTTTGACGATGTCCCGATCCTCATCGGCACAAAACAGGGCGAGGGCAAATCCAGTTTGATACGGTTCCTCGCAATCAATGACAAATACTACGGCGAATGCAATCTGTTTGACGGCAACCAAGCCATTGAGCAGCTGTCGGGAAAGTGGATCGTGGAAATTGGCGAACTTCTTGCTCTGACCCGAACAAAGGAAGTTGAGGCATCCAAGGCTTACATCACCAGGACATTTGACCATTACCGCAAGCCTTGGGACAAAAACCCGGTGGATCTGCCACGGCGGTGCATCTTTTTGGGGACAACCAATAACGCCCAGCCTCTTCGGGATGTGTACAACCGGCGTTACTATCCCATAACCATGCACACGGTTGGCTATGACCTCTTTGACCATGAGGACGAATGCCGTGACTACATCCTGCAATGCTGGGCAGAGATGCGGGACAAATACAAGGCGCATGACAAAGCCTCTCAGAACTTCGCCAAGAGGGAATTGGTTGATACCTACCGTGAACAGCAGGACGCCGCACGGCAGGACGATTGGCGTGAGGGAGCAATCAAGGCGTATCTTGAACACAAATCGCCTGGTGACATCGTATGCATCCGGGAACTGACGCAAAAGGCTCTTGCCATCGGCGGTATTGGCCATGACCCATCCGTTGTTGAAAGCAAGGACTTGGGTATGCTGATGTCCCGCATGGACGGATGGCAGATGGTTGGCTCAAAGAGATACGCCGAATACGGTGTGCAACGGTCATGGCAGAAAGACCCCAAGGCACAAACCACTATAGACGAACTTCCGTTTTAAGGAGGAATTACATGAACGAAAACAATGAACAGCCTGTGAAGCGCAAGAGGGGGAGGCCAAAGGGAATCCCCAGCTCCCCCAACTCCGGGCGCAAAAAAGTACCGAGAGCAGACGAGGTTCTGAAAGAAAGTGGGGGGGTGAAAATTTTACCACCCTCCCGTCCTGCGGCTGAACTGGACTTGTCAAAAGTCATCCCGCCGACACCTGTTGTTCCTGTCCCGGATGACCCCGGTGCTGTGCCGAACATGATTCGGGCGGTTCTTGCCATCCGGCAGAGCGTTGACCTGGACAACCCCGCAACGCTTTTCAATGCAATGGAACAGTACCTAAACCTCTGCGCCGCAACCGGCATGAAGATCACCAATCAGACCATGTACATGGCGGTTGGAGTCGGCAGAACAGAAATGCACTATTGGGACACAGGCCAGCGGCGTCAGAACAATCCGGCGTACCGTGAGTTTGCACGGTTGTGCAAGGACATCTGTGCGGCGGCAAGAGAGCAGTACGGCATTGAGGGACAGGTCAACCCAATTCTCACCATCTTCCATCAGAAATGGTTTGACGGCTACTCTGATGCCCCACAGCAGGAAGAAGTCAAAGACCCGCTGGGCGAGATCCAGGATCCCGCAAAGCTGGCAGAGAAGTACAAGGACATCATTACGGACTAATGCGTATTGGATTGATTGATGTTGACGGTCATCACTTTCCCAACCTTGCGCTGATGCGGATCTCTGCTTATCACAAGGCAAGGGGCGATACGGTGGAGTGGTGGTGGAGCGACCTTGTGCATTACGATGCGGTGTATATGAGTAAAATCTTTTCTGATGCGTATACGCCGGATATGCCGGAACCACTCAACGCAGACTATGTTATCAAAGGCGGCACAGGATACTGCATAAGCCTTGGTGAAGACGGCAAAGAACACTTTGACCAAAGCAAAAACGTATCCCTGTGCGCAGAAGCGGAGGCAATGTTCCCGGACTATTCCATCTACCCGCAGTTTGACTTTGCCTTGTCCATGACTTCTCGCGGATGCCCCCGCCAATGCCACTTTTGCCACGTTGCCGCCAAAGAGGGCTGCAAGACCGTGCGGGTGGCATCTGTATCGGACTTTTGGGTTCCTGGTGGGCAAAAGGAAATCAAAGTGCTTGACCCCAATATAACGGCTTGCCGTGATAAGCGGGATCTCATGCGCCAGTACCGCGAAACCGGGGCGTATATCGATTTTACGCAAGGGCTGGACATCCGTCTGCTGAACGAGGATGATATTGATGACCTTAACCACATGAGAATCAAGCGTCTGCATTTTGCGTGGGACAATCCGCAGGATGATCTGTACGATAAATTCAAGGCGTTTGATGAAAAGTACAAGCGCAAGCATCGCAGTTACAAGGTTGCGTATGTACTTGTCAACTTCAACAGCACGATGGAGCAAAACTTGGAGCGGATATATAAACTTGCGGAGCTTCACTATGATCCGTATGTGATGGTGTATGACAAGCCCCATGCTCCAAAAGAAATCAAAGATCTTCAAAGGTGGTGCAACAGCAAGTGGATAATGCACTCTTGCCCACGATTTGAAGACTACCAACCAAACCGTAGTTAAAAACAAAGTGGGGGGGGTCATTTTAATACCCCCCCTACGAGAAAGGATGATCAGATGGCAAAGGCAAACGAAATCGTTTTGGATGTCAAGGTGAAGATCCCCGATGACACCATCCTACGGTGCATCCGTCTGCTTGAAATGTGGATGGACGATAACCCACATAAGAACATCATCTGCACAAGAAGCCAAGGAGAAACCGGCTACCACCACTCCATCAAAATCGAAGACGAGGGGGTGCGAGAACCGTGAGCAATCTCTACATCACAAACCACGCAGAAGACCGCTTCAAAGAACGAGTCGGTCTACCAAAGCGGCTGGCAGCAAAGAACGCCGCCCTCGCCCTGGAGCGGGGCATCACCCACGCAGAGGCCACCGGCAAGCTGCGCCACTACTTCGACAAGCTCTACATGGCACAGGAAACCGCTAACAACATTCGGATCTACTGTGGCAATGTCTACATCTTCTCCTATGACACGCTGATAACCGTTTTCCCGCTGCCGCAGAGTTTACGAAAAATTGCAGAGAAAATACACAGAGAAAAGAGGGATAGCCGAAGCAATGTAACTTGACCACCACAACAGCATATCCCTAAAAATACGGAGCGTTCCCCGCATTGGAACGCAAAGAAAGAAAGATAGTTTATTGCCCCCATCGATCAGAACGGTGGGGGCTTTTTTGCGCGCTAAAAAGAAAGCGGGGGAGTCGTTTGAAGACCCCCCCTAACGATTTTTGCGTACTTCATTCGGCAATGCAATTGCGGATGTATTCAGACAGCAACGCCGATACGTTCTTTCCTTGGCTGACAGCATACTCCTGGAACTTTTCGTAATCTTCTATCTTAATCTTACACGCAGCAACCTTGTAGTTTTTGCTGTCATATTCATTTTGGTACTTTCTCGTCTTGTCAGACTTTTTGGTTCCTCTCGCTATCGGCATCTTGCTCTTTCTCCTCTCGTTGCAGAACTGTAATTACAATATACATCTGTTAACCGATTCTGTCAACAAGTTTTTTCCGTGCCGCAAAAACATCCGGGTGGGTCAATTTTATACCCCCCTATACATTTTGGCAGATTTCTTCAAAAGTGCCGGAAAGTATTCAAAACGTGGTTAGGATCTTCACCTACGTTTTTCAAGGTTTAACGGTGGCGGTTTTACACATTCTCATGGCATTTGCTCCTTTAACTGCCGGTTTCCTAAAGTGCCAAATTTGCACCAATAATTACACTTTGGCGGTAATTCGTGGAGAAAATAATATGGTTTTTGCAACATCCGATTTTGAGCCGCCAAAAACACGCAGAAAGGCGCAGAACGGCAACAACCCGTAACAAAAAATCCCACTTCAGCAGACTAAAGCGCGACAGCCGCCTGGATCTGCATATATTCATTTTCCGGCTGCCCCGGCAAGCTGGCCAGGATCCGCGGCGGTTTTTATTATTATATATGTATCCGTTAACGGTTGTTTATAATGCACAGTTTATCCGTTAACAGTTTGTGTAAAATCCCATATTGCAATCTGTTAACAGCTATGGTAATCTGTTAACAGATAAAGCAAGGCGGCAACGCCGGAAAAGAGGTTATTAAAATGGCAAGAGAAACAAAAAAAGAGATCTATGCGCGGTTTGATATCAAGTTTGTAAAAGTTGGCACGGCTGAAAAGCTGGACAGCCCGATCGGCCTTGTTTCCCCGCTGTTGGTAAACGGCAACGGTAAAATCGGCAAGGGCGTTTATCATTTCAGTACTTGCCCCGGCAATAAAGAATTTACCGCCGATTTTAACGGCCAGCACCTGGAAACAATCGGCACTTGCGGCGATACTTGCCCCGGCTGCTACGGTTTTTCCAATAACTACAAACGTTTTGGCTATGACGCGCTTGTTGTTCGTACGGTCCTGGCCCGGGAATATATGGATTTTACCCGCCGTGCTATCCTGGCGCAGCTTATCGCGGACAATATTAAAACCGTACGGATCCACGCAACCGGCGATTTTTTTAGCCGCGATTATTTGGAAATGTGGAAAGAGATTGTAAAGGAAAACCCCGGCGTTATCTTTTGGACATACACAAAAGAGTATGCAGCGCAAAGCGCATTCGACAAATTTGACAACGCTAATATCGTAAAATCTAATGTCCTGGATATCGGCTATAATTACGGACATTGCGATTATATTATTTCCCTGTACAATATGCTTTCCGATATGGGCAAGCCGGTTTATATTTGTCGCTGCGGTATGGATAAAAACCAGCATTGCACAAACTGCACGGCTTGCGCCAACTGTGAGAACGTGCTTTTTCTGGAACATTCCACCAGCTACAACGCCGCGAAAGATCCCGCGTTTTCCGCGTTTGTGGATCTTGTCAACAGCCAGGGCAACAAATACTTGACTAAATAATGGAGGCTAAAAAAATGAAATTCGATAATATTGTAATTCACTATTACGCCGGTTGCTTTTGCGTTGCGGCTTGCGCTGTCAACTTGCGCCAGGGAAACAAAATTGTTTTCCGGCTTGCGCTTAAGAACATTAAAGCCGCCGATAGTTGGATAACAAGCCGCGGATACAATGACAAGCCGCGCCGCGTTATTTGGCATTGGATTTAATAGGGGGGCAAAACATGACAGCATTATTTTTATTTGTAATTGTATGGGCTGCCGGATCTCTTTTGCAATCTGTTTTTCGGCGGATCCCAAAGCCGCGCAAAAGGAAAACGGCGGCAACGGTAAAGCCGCCGGCGGCGATTGTAGAATATAAACCGGCGGCAACGCGCCAGGAAAAGACGCTGGAAAACAACGCCATAATAACCGCGCTGTTAGAATCCAAGAATACAATTATTGACAGCATATCGGAAATTGATTATCTTTTAGACAACGCCGCGCAAGGGCGGGAAAAACTGATTGACCGGCGTTTGAAATTGCTTGACAAGCTGGCAGCCGTTGAAATCAAGATAAACAAATACAAATAATAAAACGGGGGTTTTAGAAATGACAACAAAACAGATTAACGAAATCCGCGAAAATGTAAACGCCGCGCCGGGCAAAGTGTATAACACAAAATTGTATAAGTATTGGCTTAATGGTTCCGGCCAGCTCTGCCGCGCAAGGCTTGCGGATCTTGATACAACGGAAATGTACAACGAAAACGCAATACAGATTTTAGATTAAGCCGGATCTTTTCCGGCTTTTTCTTTTTGCCGCTGCTGGCCTATGCTGGCAGCGGTTTTATTTTCCCGTTGCGGATCCCATGCGCCAGGGCTGGCAACGCCGCACAACGCCGCACAAGGCTCTTTTATCGTGCGCTTGTATATATTCATTCCACGCCGGAAACGCGCCTACAACGCATTTTAACGGCTTGTTATGAGAACGTGAAATAAATATAAGTTTCTTTATATAAATTTTTTTATGTATCTAACAGCGGCAACGGATCTGCCAGGGCTGGCCGGGGCTTGAATAACGCCCCACAATGCGATATAAGCCGCTTTTTCCGTGGCTATGTATATATACTATCAGCCTATAAAACCGTCTGTAATGCATTGTACGGGCTTATACGGGCTTATAATGTATTATATATATTATATATACTATATATAGCAATCTGTTTTTATACTGTCGCTGTTATTAATACTGCTGCTGTTGCTTATATACTGCTGTTATTGATATGTATTTCTGTTGTTGTGTATATGTGATGTTTCTGTTTTGTATATGTGATACGGAATATTACTAACTCTTAAAAATCCCCAAATATCAAAATGCATAATACATGAATATATGCTATATATATTGCATACTACAAAAAGTAATCATAAAATTAGCTTTCTAAGCGCAAAAAGGGTATTTTACTCCCTAAAAATATAAGCAAAATAAGTATTTTGTTTACTTTTTTCGGAAATCTGATAACAAAAAGGCATCACGGCCTACCCCAGGGGGGAAAGCGGATCTGATGTCCCCTCCCCGGTTACCCCTCCAAATCCCCCAAAACAAAAAAGCGGTTATTATCGTAAGCAAGGCGATGCGTGTATTTAGCCCCAAAACAAAAAAGCCCCATATCAATGTTATTGGCGATATGATCCGTGGGCAAGGTGTGCGGCATGGGGCGTGTGGCGATGGTGGGGTTGTTTTGTAATTCTGAATTACAGAATTACATCAGAATTACAAACAGAATTACACAATTTTTCCTTATTTTTCAATACTTTCAAGGATTTTGTAATTCTGTAATCCTAAAATGGCTATCTTTTTGGCAGAAAAATATTTTTTGAAACTATATAGAAAACAGGATTACAGAATTACAGGATTACAAGGCCGCCGAAACCCGAAAACGGTTGGAAATCCACGGTTTTTTGCGATTTTGATTGAGTCCAATTTTGTAATTCTGTCCCCCCGGCGATGGGGCGAGGCTCCGGCCGGACGGGATTTTCTTCTTTAGCGCACGGGATCTTTTTTGCGGCGCATTGAAAACCACAAGATATTGTGGTATAATACGACGATAGCACAAGATATGGTATGCGAGGTGAAAGACGGGATGGATTATAAGGACGCAGCCCTGCGGATGATCCAGGCGGGGGAGTCGGACTTTAGTGCGCTCCGGGATGCTTTCGACATGGTGCGATGCCTGGAGTTGGACGGCAGCGCGGAAGTGGACGGTGTGCTGATCCACAACAAGGAGAACTTTGAGGCGGCGCATGAGCTGGCGAAGACCATCCGCTCCCTGTCGGCAAAGGCGGTCATCAAGGGCGGCGGCGGGGCGATGCTTGAACTGAACAAGATGTGCCTGTTGTTTGATGCGCCCTATGACTTTGACGCATACTGCCGGTACATTGAGTGGAACCGCCCCCGTGAAAAGCGGTTTTATGAACCCCGGCGCAAGCGGCTCAAGATGGTGGCAGACGCCATGCAAAGGCTGGCCGATGACGAGCTGGACATTTTGGGGATCTCGATGCCGCCAGGAACCGGGAAGTCCACCATTGCCATCTTCTTCCTGTGCTGGATGGCCGGGCGCAACCCGGACAAGCCCATCCTTGGCGGCTCACACAGCAACTCTTTCCTGCGGGGCGTGTATGACGAATGCCTCCGCATTATGGACAGCGGCGGGGAGTATCTGTGGGCAGATGTGTTCCCCGGCGTGAATATATGCTCTACCAACGCCAAGGATATGCGAATCGACCTTGGGGAACCGAAGCGGTTTCAGACCCTGGAGTTTTCCTCTGTCGGGTCTAACAACGCCGGTAAAGTCCGCTGTGAGCAGCTGCTCTATGTGGATGACCTTGTTAGTGGCATCGAGCAAGCCCTGTCCCGTGAGCGGCTGGACAAACTGTGGGAACAGTTTACCACCGACCTGCTCCAGCGGCGCATTGGCGGGTGCAAGACCCTCATTATCGCCACCCGGTGGAGCGTTCATGATCCGCTGGGGCGGTTGGAACAGGCTAACGAAAACAACCCCCGCGCATCTTTCATCCGCTTTCCTGCCCTCAACGAAGATGACGAGAGCAACTTTGACTACGAAAACAGCGTGGGCTTCACCACATCGTTCTACCGTCAGCAGCGGGAGATTATGGACGAGGTAAGCTGGAAAGCACTATACCAGCAGGAGTGCGTAGAGCGTTTCGGTCTTGTGTTTGAGGCAGACCGGCTGCGGCGGTACTTCAAACTCCCGGAAGTGGAGCCGGACGCCATCATTGCCGTCTGCGATACCAAGGAACAGGGCAATGACTACTGCGTGATGCCGGTGGCGTATCAGTACGGGCGGGACTACTACATTGATACCATCATCTGCGACAACGGCAAGGTGGATGTGATAGAGAACCGGGTGGCGCAGACCCTTGTAGACCTTGGTGTGCAACGCTGCCGCATTGAGTCCAACCGGGGTGGTACTCTGTTTGCCCAGGAAGTCGAGAAACTGGTTGGCGAAAAGGGCGGCACAACGAGCATCACCACCAAGTGGACGCAGAGCAATAAGCAGACCAAGATCGAAATCAATAGTGCCGTTGCCATCAGTCGGTTTCTCTTTAAGGACGAGAGCGTGTACCGCAACGATAAGGAGTATCGTACGGCGATGGATATGCTGACGAGCTATTCCTCCGTGGGGAAGTCCGCACACGATGATGTCCCGGACGCCATTGCTATGCTCGTTGACTACGTTAATTCGTTCAATACAAACCGGGTTTCTGTGGTCAAAAGGCCGTTCTGACAAACGTAAAGCACAAACACTTGACAAATACAACATATTGTGGTATAAAGCAGTATGAACCACAATATGTTGTATTTTTAGGGGTGAGCAAGTGGACGAGCAGACCGTGAATAAGCCACCGGTTATAACCAACAATATGTTCGGACGGTTGGACATCTACGCCAGCTTTGACGAGATCACCCCGGAGAACATCGTTTCCGAGCTGAACAGCGCACTTGTATACCATGTGCAGAATCTCCTCCAGGAGAACTATCTGTACTGGTATCGGCGCAATGTGCAGCCCATCCTCAACAGGCGCAAGGAAGTGCGCCCGGAAATCTGCAATGTGGTGCAGGAAAACCACTACGATGAGATCGTTACATTTAAGAACGGCTGGTTCCTGCAACAGCCCGCCTTTTATGTATCCCGGCAAAAGGGCAAACAGAACAAAGTCAACAAGCTGAATGAATACCTTTACCGTTCCGGGAAACAGCAGGCCGACAACGAGGTTGTCAACTGGTTCCATACGGTTGGCAAGGGCGCGTTGTATGTCGAGCCGTATGATGACATTGAAGCACCGTTCCGGGCATACTCTCTCGACCCGCGCTCCGCATTCGTTGTCTACTCACTCCGTCCCGGCAATGAGCCGGTTATGGGCGTAAACTTCGTAGTTGCGGACGAAAAAGCCCTCTTTGATGTCTACACGCGGGACTATGTGTTCCATCTGCGCGGCGTGACCACGGGCAAGATGATGACCACCGAAATCAACGGTGACTTTATCGCGTCTGCCACGGACATTGTTAGCGTGGAGCCGAATGTGCTGGGGTATATTCCCATCATTGAGTACCGCTACAATGACATCAACACCTCCGCTGCGGAACTTGCTCTCCCCCTCCTGGACGCCCTCTCGTCTGTTTTGAGCAACCGCTTGGACGGCGTGGAGCAGTTCATCCAAAGTCTTGCCGTTGCTGTCAACTGCCAGTTTGATGACGGAACAACCGCCAACGACATCCGGCAGGCCGGAATGATCGTCCTCAAATCTGTTGGCGAAAACAAAGCGGACTTTAAGATCCTGTCCGAGCAGCTTGACCAGCAGCAGACGCAGACCCTCACGGACTACATCTACTCGCAGATTCAGCGCATTTGCTCCATCCCGTTTGTGGACAGGCAGGGGCGCAGCTATGACAGCACGGGAGCAGCCGCGCTCGTCACCAGCGGATGGTATCAAGCCTCTGCTGCCGCCCACAACACGGAGGACTTGTTCAAGAAGTCAAACAAACAGTTTGACCGCATCGTTGTGGAGATCCTGCGGCGCAAGGGCATTATGGACATCTCCCTCAATGACTTTGAACTATCCATTGTCCGGGAGGAAACTGCCAACATTCAGAGCAAGGCACAGGCATTTCAGACCCTCATGGCGGCTGGTATCGCGCCGGAACTGGCGGCAAAGAAGTCCGGCGTTTCCAACGATCCCGTCAGCGACATCAAGATGTCCGAGGATTGGATTAAACTGCGCTGGGGCGATCCGAGCGCAAAGGACAATCCTGCGCCGACCACGGAAATCGTGGAGTCTGACAATGACAACGGCGAGGACGCGATGGGTGGTGCGGTATGACGGACATTCGCAAGTACCCGCAGATTCTTGAAGCGATAAACGCAATCCTTAACGCGGAGGGGATTGCGGAAGTAAAGTGGGAGAAAACCGGGCTGACCGTGGTGCAGATCAAGCGCACATTGGTTACGCCCCGGAAAGAAAAGTAATCATTTTGTCCTCCTTTCTTATATAAAACGCTTTTATCTGCCAAGCGTTTGTAGCTGCCGATCCGGGGCTTCTCCTTTCACCCGGAGCGTGGTTTTAGGAGGCAGATTCATATGGGCGCGGCATTAGGTATGCGCCGTGCAACAGCCAATGGTATGGGCTACTGACAGTACAGGGGTATTGTCGGTAGTCCATTTTTTGTTTTCCGGGAGATAGCTATGAATCTGATGCCGTTTGACGAATTGAATACATTTCGGCAGATGGTAACGGAATACAAAACCGAGCCGCTGACCAACGATGAAAAGGAACGGCTGCGCGATGACATTGAGGAATACATCGAGTTTCTGCTCATCGAGGCATACACCTATGGCAATGTGCAAGCCATGCAGGACTTGGGACTTCTTGACCGCGACCCGGCAGACCTTATTGACCCGGATGTAATGGAGCAGACCATCAATGAGCCGGTGGCCGATAAGACCTATAAAGACCGCATACGGGAGTACCTGGACGAAGAGGACAGCACTATTGAGGACTTTCAGCGTGTAGCCGAAACTGACGCGACCCGTGTGTATAACGCCGGGGTTGTGGACGGCGGCAAGGCAAGCGGTGTGCCGGGTGTGATGAAGCAATGGATCACGATGGACGATGATCGCGTGAGATCCACGCACGAATATCTACAAAGCATGACCGTCCCGCTCAACAACGATTTCTATTCGTACGATGGTGACCACGCCCGTGCGCCCGGTTTGTTTATTGATCCATCCAATAACTGCAACTGTAGGTGTTCTATTCGTTTGATTACGGATAACAGAGGGTAACGCATGGCGGGATATGCCCCCGCCACCCTCTCTTAATTAAAAGAGAGGAGATAACCCAATGGAAGAAGTTTTCTTTGTTTATCGCCATGTTTGTCCAAATGGAAAGTGTTATGTCGGAATTACTGGCAAGCCCCTGGAGCATCGTTGGAGAAAAGGAAAAGGCTATGACACTCAATTGTTTGGAAAAGCAATAAAAAAATATGGTTGGGAAAACATTAAGCACGAAGTTTTGTGCGAGTGTTCAACGCTCGCAGAGGCTTGTAAAAAAGAAATTGAAATGATTTCTTTTTACAAATCGTTTGACAGACGCTTTGGATACAACAAAAGTCTTGGCGGAAACGGCGGTTTTGGTCACACTTTTGCCCCCACAAAAGAGTGGAAAATGGCAATGAGCCAAAAGCACAAAGAGGCAATGATGGGAGATATAGACCTTTACAACAATGCCTCTGAACAATGCAGAAAAAATGCCCAAAAGCGGTCAATGCCAGTTGTTCAAATGGATTTATGCGGGAATGAGATTGCCACATATAAAAGCGCAAAAGAAGCATTTGAAAAAACGGGTACAGGATTTGGAAATATTTTGCATTGTTGTTACGGAAGAAGAAACAAAGCAAACGGTTATAAGTGGCGTTTTGCCAATACTGATAACAGCGGTAGGGAAACCGCTATATAAATCTCGCGAAAGGGAAGAAAACCCTATAAACAGATATGCCGCGAGGGAACGCGGGGTAATAAGTTTCGCAAAGGAGAAAGCACCATGAAGATTGATGTCAGCAAAATTGATGGCTTTGATGCCATGAGCGCAGAGGAAAAACTCGCCGCCCTTATGGGCTATGAGTTTGAGGAACCGAAACCCGCCGACAACGGCGAGATTACAAAACTGAAAGCCGCCCTGTCCAAAGCCAACAGCGAAGCAGCCGAATGGAAACGGCAGTTTCGTGACAAGCAGACGGAGCAGGAACGAGCCGAGGCAGAGAGAGCTGAAAACGAAAAAGCCCTCCAGGAAGAACTCGCCACCCTCCGGCGCGGAAAAGTAGTGGACGAGTACGCCAAGAAGTGCATGGGCATGGGCTATGACGCCACCCTTGCCGCCGAGTGCGCCGAAGCTATGGCTGACGGACGCTTCAATGATGTATTTGCCATCCAGCAGAGATTCATGGAGGCCAAGAAAAAGGAGATTGAGGCCGCTGCGCTGAACAAACAGCCCGGACTTACCCCCGGTACGCCTCCCGTAAACGCCGCTGAAAAAGCGGAAACAAACAAAATGCGATCCGTTTTTGGATTGCCTCCCATCAAATAAAACACATAAAAGGAGATTTGCCAAATGGCTACTACTGTTGTTGCCCCCGCAAATAATGCTATTACTCTGGCTCAGTCTTTCGTCCCCTTTGTGGACGAGGCGTACAAGGCCGATTCCAAGTCCGCGATCCTTGATACCGCTAACGAGTTTGTGCGGTTCACTGGCGCGAACACCGTAAACATCTACAATCTGAATCCTGTCGGCATGAGCAACTATGACCGTGACGCCGGTTTTGTTCCCGGCGATGTGACCGGCACTTGGCAGCCCTACGTTCTGGAGACTGACCGGGGCCGGAGCTACCAGGTGGATGTCCTCGACAATGACGAAACCCTTGGCCTCACGATGGGCTATCTGCTGTCCACCGTGGAGCGTCAGCACATCATCCCGGAAGTCGATGCCTACCGCTTCGCCCAGTACGCCTCTGGTGCTGCCGCTGGCAACATCGTGACCGAAACCCTGTCTGCTGGCGCGGCTACCGTTGCCTCCATCGACAACGCTGCTGCTGCTCTGGACGATGCCGAGGTTCCCTACGAGGGGCGTGTTCTGTTCGTTTCCCCCAGCACCTACAAGCTGCTCAAGGGTGGTATTACCCGCATGATTATGAACGGTGAGCGCAACGTGGACTACGCCGTTGAGATGTACAACGATATGCGTATCGTCCGCGTCCCGCAGCCCCGGTTCCAGACCGCTATCACTCTGAACGCTCCCACCACCTCCAGCGGTGCTGGCGGCTTTGCTCCTGCTTCTGGTGCTGCTGCCATTAACTACATGATTGTGCATCCCTCTGCCGTGCTGCAGGTCATGAAGCACTACGCTGCCCGTGTGTTCAGCCCGGAGCAGAACATTGAGGCCGATGCTTGGCGTGTGCAGCCCCGCTTCGCTCACGGTGCTTGGGTGCTGGCTCACAAGAACAACGGCATCTACGTTTCCCACGCCTAATGATTAGGCGCAATGCTGACGGCAGCGTGACCGTGGGCATTATCCCGGAAGATAAGGAGGGGGTAGCACCCGCTGCCCCCTCTTCCGAGGAAAAGCCTGTGGTTAAGCCGCCCAAGAAGACACGGAAGACTACCAAAGAGTGAGGTAATGACATGGACGCATCTGCAAAGTTGGGTTACATCAAGACAATGCTTGGCGTTGGGGAGAGCGATACCAGCCAGGATGCGCTCATCAACACCTATCTCGCTTTGTCGGCGCAGGAGATCCTCAACTACAAGTACAGTCTTGTGGGCATCCCGGAGGGGTTGGAGGATGTCGAGCCGGAGGACGAGATGACGCAGCTGTTCGCCGTCCTTGCCGGATATAACCAGCGGGGCGCGGAAAATCAGACCTCGCACAACGAGAATCAGATCTACCGCACGTTCCACTTTACGGACATGATCGAGTACATCCGCAGCCATGTGATTCCCTACGCATCATTGAGGTGACCGCCATGAGGACGCTTGAAATCAACAAGCAGCCGATGTGGTACGCCTTGTATGAGGGCAAAGAGGAAGTCATAGACGAGTACGGAAACCATACCGGCGTGTTTCAGTTGAAGTACTCTGACCCGGTGTACTACCCGGTGAATATGTCCGAAAGCCGGGGCGTGGCAAGCGTTGAGGCGTTTGGCATTGAGGCCGACTTTGACCGCACGTTTGTCACCACCGACATGGCTTGCCCAATCAAGGAAGACAGCATCATTTGGTTTGGTGCTGACCCGGCCACCGAGCCGTACAACTACACCGTGTACCGCATTGCTAACAGCCTTAACTCCATCACCTACGCAATCCGAGGGGTTGATGTTTCGTGAAACTGGAAGAATGGCGTGAGCAATTCACCCGGAAATACGCACAGTATCTTGACGAGCTTGGCGAGATGGGCGAGGACACGGCACGGACGCTGTTTGCAGAAGCACCCCCGGAGTACGGCAATTCGGATGTAACGGTAAACCGTGAGAGCGTCGAAAACGCGTCTTTCAAAATCATTGCCTCCGGGCATGATGCGGCGTTCCTTGAGTTTGGGACGGGCGTTGAAACGGTTGCCACAAGGCCAACGGTTGACACGGACTTCCCACTTGAAGTCGGTTCATGGAGCCGCGCAAACGAGGGAGAGTTTTATAAGACCGGGTACGAATACTGGCATTACAACGGGCAGAAGATGTCCGGCACTCCCCCCACCGGCGCAATGCAAGAGGCTTGCAACGCTATGGAGCAATGGAGCGGAACAATCGCAAGGAGGGTCTTCGGATGATTGACATTGAAAACAAAGTCCTGTCGGTTGTCCGGGAGGCAGTACTTGCACAGTACCCCACGGCATCCGTGTACGGAGAGTACATTGATGTCCCGGCGTCCTTTCCGTGCGTGACCGTGACCGAGGATACCAACTACACCTATGTCTACAGCAAGGATGACCAGGTTGCCGAACACCATGCTGATGTGCAGTATGCCGTCAACGTGTATTCCAACCTAAAGACCGGGGCAAAACTTGAAGCCAGGGCGATTCTCAAAGTGGCAGACGATGCCATGCAGAGCATGAAGTTTTGGAGAACGATGACCCGGCAAGTCCCCAATGTAGAACGCACTATATACCGCATGGTTGCCAGGTATCATGCGATAGTCGGAGAACCCCGGCAGGACGGGGATGACCTGGTGTATCAAATCTATCAAAGATAAGGAGCAAAGCTAATGGCGCAGGAACTTTCTACTGCTGGCGTTCTGCTCAAGTACGCTGTTGAAACTACTGCCGGAACCCGCCCCACCACGGGCTTTACGCAGGTTCCTTGCATCAAGAGCATCCCGGATCTGAACCCGGAGCCGGAGTCCCTTGAAGTCACGGATCTGTCCGATACCGAGTGGCGGCGTTATATTCCCGGTCTGAAAGACCCCGGCGGTGCGCTGGCGTTTACGGCGAACCTCACCACGCAGTTTAAGACCGCTTGGGAGGCACTCATTACTGCTTTTGAAACCGCCAAGGCGAGTGGCAAGGCTACTTGGTTCGAGATTATGGTTCCCACTTTCGGCAGTTTCTACTTCGCCGGTTACCCCTCCAGCCTTGGCATGACCGCTATGGATGTCAACGCCGTGCTGGAGATTGAGGCGTATGTCACGCCCAACCAGCTTGAGGGCTGGGGAACCTCTTCCACCTAATAACATGGAGGGCATGAGATGAATCAGAATGTGAGGCCTATCGTTGTTACAGACGATGAAACCGGGCTGGAGTACACGCTGGAGTTTAACCGCGAGAGCGTGAAGTTTGCCGAAAGCCGGGGGTTCAAAATCAACGATGTTGCGGACTACCCCATGACCAAGATCCCGGAACTGTGGTTCTATGCGTTCCGTATGCACCACAAGAATGTAGCGAGGGCGAAAACCGATGCTCTGCTGGACGGTCTTGGCGGCATCCCCAACGGACTCCTTGAGCGGCTTGGCGAACTGTATGCCGCCCCGTTTACCGCCCTTACGGACGGGCAGACCGAGGAAAACCCTCGCGTGACGGTGAAGCTCTGACCCGCTCCGAGCAGGAACCGTCTACCTACACGCAAATCTTTTGGGAGGCGTTACCGACTTACTTGTCCATAGGCATGACCGCAGACGAGTTTTGGTACGCCTCCCCGCTTTTAGCCAAGGCTTACCGAGAGGCACATAAACTTCGGCAACGGCAGCGGAACGAGTACGCATGGCTACAAGGCTTGTACATCTATAACGCCGTTGCGACAGTTGTCAGCGGGGCAATGGGGTCAAAGGGCAAGAAAAAGCCGGAGTACCCAAAGGAGCCGGTGGATCTTGGCTTGGAAACCGAAGTTGAAAAGCGGGAACGAGCGGAGCGGGAAAGACAAAAAATTATCGCCTCTCTCACGGCTTGGAAAAAGTCTTGGGACAAGCGAAAAAAGAGTGGTGAGAAACCATCGCAACCGTAATTGATGATCTTGAAATAAGGGTAAACACCAACGGGCTAAACGAGCTGCTGAAAATCCTGGATAAGGTACAGGGCAAGTTTGCCGATGTTGGGCGCAATGCAAACGGATTCGCACAGGCTACGGACAAGGTGAGCAAGGCGGCAGAATCCGCTGGGCGTGGTGCGGAAAAGGGCGCATCCGGGCTGGCCAAATTCGGCAGCAGTCTGCTCCGCATTGCAAAGTATCGGGCGTTCCGGGCGGTTATCCGCAATATTACCGAAGCATTCACCGAGGGGCTTGCCAATGTCCGGGAGTATTCCTCCGGGTTGACTGGCGAGGGGCATCGGATAGCGGCGGCGTTTGACAGTATGTCCACGCACTCGCTGACGATGAAAAACCAAATGGGTTCTGCGTTTGCTGAACTGCTTACCACGCTGATGCCCATTATCGAGAAAGTTGTTGCTCTGCTGACGAGAGCGGCAAACATCATCTCGCAGTTTTTCGCCGCGCTTGGCGGCAACAGCCGATACTACAAAGCCGTGGATGCTACGGCAGCCGTGGCGAAGAACCTTGGCGGCGGTGCAAAGTCCGCAAAAGAGATTCGCAACACGCTGATGGGCTTTGATGTCATCAACCGTCTTGACGCCCCCAACGAACCGACTGGCGGTGGCGGCGGTGGAGCGGCAGATGCTTCAAACAATATGTTTGAGTATACCGACATCAGCGAAAAGATGCAGAAGATCGCGCAGACAATTAAAGACAATCTCCCAGCGATTGAAACCGTTGTCGGCGGTTCGATGCTTGCGCTTGGTGCGCTGTTGACCTTTACCGGGGTCAACTGGCCGCTGGGTCTTGCGCTCATGGCGGCTGGTGCGGCAACGCTTGTTAATGCGGCTGGGCTGAATTGGGATTCGGTTTCGCCCAAGGTTGCCGAAGCGGTGACAAAGATTGCCCTTGTTGTCGGCGGTGCGCTGATTGCCGTTGGTGCTGTGCTGGCGTTCTCCGGCGTTAATATCCCCCTTGGTATTGGGCTGATGGCGGCTGGCGTTGCGTCTGCTGCCGCTGCCGGGGTTGCGTGGGGCAAACTTCCAACCGAGTTGAAAACACAGGTTGCAGAGATTTCGCTTATTGTCGGTACTGCCCTTGCAGCACTTGGTTTCATCTTCCTGCTGACTGGCAACATACCCCTTGGCTTGGGTTTGATGCTTGCCGGTGGCGTGGGCGTCGGAATGGCTTTGAACTTCGGTGACAACGCCTTGCTGAACAAGTTGAAGCAGAAGTGGGATGACATCAAAACGTGGTTCAACGAACACGTTAAGAAGTATTTCACCGCCGACTACTGGCAGCAGAAAATTGAAGAAGCCGGTGGCGGTTTGGTCGGCGGCGTTGCTGCTGTTGTGCAGACGGTACAGGAAATGTTCAGCGGTTTGTCCGACTTTATCGGTCGCGTGTGGCAGAGTTTGTCCAGCGGTTTCCATGTGGAACTGGACTACGGCGGCGGCATGATTGTTCCGCAGTATGCGACCGGCGGTTTCCCGGAGGACGGTATGTTCTTTGCCAACCATAACGAGCTGGTGGGGCAGTTTGCCAACGGGCAGACGGCGGTTGCCAACAACGAGCAGATTATCGCCGGTATCGAGCGCGGCGTGTACAACGCCATGACTTCTGCTATGGCAAGTCAGAATAGCGGCGGCAGAGATATCCGCGTGTTCCTTGACGGCAAGGAAATCGGTGCGGCATCCCGCAGATATGACCGCAATATGAATCGTGCAACGGGGGTGGCGTTGGGATGAGATTTGAAATCAACGGCGTAAACATGGTTCCCTACGTTGCCCACGATGACGGGTTCAAGTGGCAGCGGTATGACATCGACTCTCCAAACACAGGCCGCACACTCGATGGGCTTATGCACCGGGGGCGGGTGGCAACGAAGATCCGCTTGGATATAAAGTGCCGCCCCCTCCGGGCAGATGAATTGAGTATCGTCCTCAACGCCATTCTCCCGGAGTATGTCAACGTTACCTACGATGACCCCATGTTGGGGCTTGTGACAAAGGTGATGTACGCAAATAACAACCCCGCCGTCCATGCGCTTTGGAAACCGGACGGCACGGAGTGGTGGGACGGGATCTCGTTCCCGCTGGTAGAGAGGTGAGAGCGGATGTACACAACTTCGCAGCTGTGGCAGACGCTCGTCAACTCAAGATCGCATTGGTTTGAAACATCAGTTGTCATCGGTGAAACCGGGCGTTTGATTGACAACGTTGGGGACACAATTCTGTTTGGCGGCGATGCGATTCTAATCGGACAGGCCGGTGCAGAGAGCGGGTTCCAGGGCAGTCAGATTTTTAATTTGTCGGTTGAACAGCGTACGTTTGCTACAGACCAGCCGGGGGTAGGTGCTTGCATCTCGTCCGAGTTGAATTTGAAGATGCTGCGCCCGGCCGGAGAAATCCCTCGCATGGCGTTGGTTGCTCCGTATGTCCGGGTGACGGACGGCACAGATGTTTCCGAGTGGATACCACAAGGAAAATACTACATTGACACCCGCGAGTATTCACAGAATGATGACGATCTCCCCACGCTTACCATCCATGCCTACGATGCCATTTTGATTTCTGAGCAGGACTATCCGAGTACCACACACGCATGGCCGATGGTGGACACGGCGGTTGTGCAGGAGATAGCAGACACACTTGGCGTTGGCGTTGACCCACGAACGTGGGATGTCATGACGGAAAACTACATGATTTCCGCTCCCGCCGGGTATTCCATGCGTGAGGTATTGGGCAACATCGCCTCTGCCTACTGCGGTAACTTCATTGCCAACTATGACGGTGACCTGCTACTGGTGGCAATCGACAGCTACCCGCCGGAAACCAACTATCTGATTGATGACCTTGGCAACGCCATTCTGTTTGGAGGTGACCGCATCCTTGTCTGATTACGCAAGTATCGCTTTGCAAAAGCGTTATATGACCCTGGATGTGGCAGAACCGTTTAGTGCTTACTCCGGCGTTGAAATCATAATTGACGATGAAACGAGCGTGTTTGCCGGTTCCACCAATGGGCGGGTGCTGACCATCAACAACCCGTGGGGAACGCAGCAGATGGCGCAGAACATCTTGAACAAACTGCGAGGGTTTACCTACCAACCCTATACGGCATCCGGCGCACTTCTTGACCCTGCTGCCGAGCTGGGTGATGGCGTAAGCCTTAACGGTTACTACTCCGGCATTTTCAAGATGTCAAAAAACTATTCCTCGCTGATGGCAACAGAGATTGCCGCCCCGCAGGATGAAGAAATCGACCATGAATATCCCTTTGAATCCAAGGCAAACCGGGACATCAAACGCAAATTTATGACGGTGGAAAGCGAGTTTGCCATACAGAGCAATCAGATCGCCGCAAAGGTTTCGCAGACGGGTGGCGATGCATCAAGTTTTGGATGGAATTTGCTGTCTGACCATTTCAGCCTGTTCAGCGGAAACACAGAGGTTTTCCGGGTAGATTCCTCTGGGGCAACCGTGGCCGGTACTATCCGGGCAACAGACGGTACGATTGGCAATTTCAACATTGGGCGTACCGCCATTTGGAACAACATTTCCTCGTTCAGTAACCCAGGCGGTCTGTCGAGCGGCGTGTACTTGGGAACAGACGGCATCCGTTTGGGGCAAAATTTCACTGTCAGCACCACAGGCAACGTGACCGCCAACAACATGACGCTGCTTGGTACGCTGAACGTGGGTGGCTCGACCATCACAGCGGCGGCTCTCCGACAGGGAGCGCAGAGTGCTTACAACAACGGTTCCTACTGGAGTGGCGGCGCAGGATACGGATACGGGTACGGAAACGCAACCGCATACGGAACGGCAACTTACCCAAGCTACTTCACTTGTGGTTCGCTGTGGGTGAAATCAAGCGCAACGATGTCCTCCGTTGGCATTTCCGGGTCTTTGCAATACAAAAGCCGGACGGCAAACTGGCAGACATTGAACATCGGTGGGAGTTACTACACCGTGCTTGTGGGGTATTAACATGAAAGATTTTCTTACAACGCTTCTGAAATCATTGGATAAAATCGAAGTCAAGGGTAAAGAGAACATAGACATCCTGTTGGGGTGCATGATGGCCGTTGAGCAGATGATTGCACAGCTTGAAGCACCCGCCGAAAACGATAAGGAGGCCGACAATGGCTGACAAGACAATTTCCGAACTTCCCGCCGCAACAGAAATCAATCCGGCAGACTTGTTTGTTCTTCAGCAACAGGCAACCAACTCTGCCCGTAGTCTGCAAGGCCAAGTGCTTGTGGCATGGCTGACGAACTATGCCGACGGGCATGGCGGCATTCAAGGTATCGCCAAGACATCCACAAGCGGCTTAGTGGACACCTACACCATCTCTTACGCTGACGGCAGTACCGGCACTTTCACCGTGACCAATGGCGCACGAGGTGCTACTGGTGCGGCGGCATATGTGTGGATTAAGTGGGCGGCACAGAACCCAACCGCCGACAATCAGATGTCCAACAACCCGGACAACTGGATTGGCATCTATTCCGGGACTGCGTCCACCGCCCCCACCACCTATACTTCTTATAAGTGGTTCCAGTATAAGGGCGAAAAAGGAGACACTGGAGACACTGGTGCGTCCATTCTGTCCGTGACCCGGACGAGCGGTGACGGTTCTCCCGGAACGTATGACACCTACACTGTGACCCTCGACACCGGGGCTGTGGCAGGAACGTTCCAAGTTTGGAACGGGCTGAACGGCACTGGCGCGGTCAACTCCGTCAATAGCATCCTCCCGGACACTAACGGCAACGTGCAGATTTCCGCAACCGATGTGGGGGCTGTTCCGACTGGACAGGGTATCCCGGCGGGTGGTACTACTGGGCAGGTGTTAGCCAAAACGGGGAGTGCTAACTATGCCACGGAGTGGGTGGACAAGTCTTGGAAACTCGCAGGCTCTACCACAAGTTCTACGGGATATGTGACCTACCCGGCAGAGGCAGAAGAAATCTATGTACAAACAAATATGACAGGCGGAACAGGAGTTGCCGGGGCGTTCGTTGTTGCCGCCATTCAAGACAGAACTGCTCTGTTGCTTGGCGGTTACTATTATGCTTCGAGCGATACGGGCATTGTGAACGTCAACCACGATGCAACGAACCGCACAATTCAGAGTAGGAATGCTAAATATGGATCAACTGGAACATTTGATTCGCTGTCTGTCTATTGGAGGTAAGCCATGCTGAATATTATCGACATTTCCGGGTGGCAAAAAGGTCTTGACCTTGCCAAGCTATTTAATGCGAATCCTGCTCTTGGTGGCGTTATTATCAAAGCAACTGGTGGCACTTGCATTTATCAGCAAGATACCTTTGAGCCGTGGGCTGACTGGTGCATTGAACATAATGTCCCGTGGGGCTTTTACCATTTTCTTGATGACGATTTGAGGAACAGTAGCGGACAGGCCGAAGCAGAGTTTTTCGTTTCAAAGGCCCGTGAATACTTTGGCAGGGGCGTTCCCGTGGCAGATTTTGAAGCGCAAGCCAAGAACCTTGGCGTAAAGTATCTGCAAGACTTTTTGGACACCACCTTTGCTCTGACCGGGGTGCGGCCTATGCTCTACTGTTCGCAAGGGTTGGCAAACCGGGCAGATATGCAGACCATAGCGAAAAACTATCCCCTTTGGGTAGCACAGTACGCC